CTGTATCTTCATTTGATAATCTTTGATAAATTTCTTTGTGATTGTTTTTTAAATTCATAACCTTTATTTTAATTTTGTTTTCCGGCTCTGCGCCTTATTTACGTTGTAAATATACGAAGGCTCCTTCGGGGAACCAAATATTTTCGCGGGAGTCTTTATCTTGTTGTTAGACCGTGTACTTCTTGAATTAAATATTCTAATTCACGTTTAGCTTCACGTACATCTTCATCAAGTAATTCTTGTATTTGTCTTAATTTTCTATATAACTCGTCTTTATTCATAACTTATTTAATTATTCCTTTACCTAATATTAAAGGTGATTCATCTTTATTTATTTTAATACGAAAACAATTATCAAATTCTTCAACTATTAATTCTTTATTTTTGTATGATTTATAGTTGTTGTAAACGTATTCTATGACTTGGTTTTTGGTTTCTTCATTCATTTTATAATGGTTTTCCTAATAATACTTTAGTATACATTTTTCCTGCAATTTTTCTTTGATATGAACCATCATCATTCATTTCAATTTCTTTACCTTTTAATGCTTTTTTTATTGTGTCTTCATCTGTTACCATAGGTACTCCTTTACCCAACATTATGTCTTTTATCCTACCTGATACTTCTACGTAATGGCCACTTTTCTTTAATTTATCAGCTTTATGATTTACTACTGCGGATTTAGCTATTTTAGAACCATCATGCCCTGTTGCTACAAATTTATCACCTGATGGCTTTTTCTTACTTACAGATACTGCTTCAATATCTGGATCATCATCTAAATTAATTACTTCATAATCCGCTTCACCTTCACTATCAACTATATCATCAGGAGATTTATAATTAGAATGACCACCTATTGAAGCATAAGCTGTGTTAATTAAATCAAATATATCACCTGCATATTCTGCCTGTTCAGTATCATCTAAATCTACCCACTTACCCTTAGGTAAATCTTCATATAATTTACCTTCCTTAAGGTATTTTTTTAAATCAAATTTATCCATTTTATTTATCTAATTCAGGATGAAATTTTATATAAACTTCATTTGCATCTTTTTTAATAGAATCACCATCTACTTCTACCTCAGCAGGGTATATTTTTACATCATCACCATACCAGTAGTTTATTTTATAACCACCTTCTTCAGTTAATTCAACAATTAATCCTCTTTTATAATCTTCTTCTTCAGCTTGTAGAACAACTTTTTTACCTCTAGGTAAAATAAGTTCAGCACTAGGTACTCTATTACCTTCATCTTCTTTGGCTTCCTTAAGATATTTTTTTAAATCAAATGTATCCTTCATCATGTATTTTATTATACATATCAATAAAAAAACTAAGTGGTATTCTATGACCTATATTATTTTCTAAATGCATGTAAAGATCATTCCAATCTCCTCTTAACATATTAAATGTTTTACCAGGTGAAACAACATCATCAGCAGCACCTAAAGCTACTATACCTTTTACTCTTTCTTTACCTGATGTCAAACCATCAATTTCAAATGATCTACTATGAACTGCTGGGTTGAATGCTAAAACAGGAATACCAGTATGACTAGCTAATGCTAAAGCAAAATAACCACCCATACTAGATCCTATAATTAAATCAGGTTGTTCAGTTTTAACATAATCTAACCACTCTTTAAATACACCTTTTTGTGTATAATCCATAGCAGGTGCTTCAACAATGTCAGCTGCATTATCTAAAAATTCAACCTTAATACCACCTGGTTTACTTTCTAATCCGTGAAAATATATTACTGATTTCATATTAACTTTCTATTTCACATCTTAATTCATACGCATCTTGCTTGGCTTGCTCAATAGCCATAATATCATATGCTTCATCTTCAGTGATACAAATCTCTTCTGTACCATTCCAAGCGATTGCACATTCATCTCCTGTTAACTCATCTGTAAAAAATCTTAATACTTGCATAACCTTTATTTTTTGTTCGTAACTCATTTACAGGGTAAATATACGAAAGATATCTCAGGTATCCAAATATTTTATGCGAGATATTCAAATACGCTTCTACGTGAAGTTTTATAACGTTCCTTTTCTAATTGTAGTTGGAGTGAATATAAATTACATAACATTTTTAAACCACCAGGTGTATTCTCTTCAATATTAGCTGCTAATTCCCCATCCATATTACTAAAAATATACCTTAAATGATCTACTGAACCCATCATATGTCTAATTTATTACTTACTTTTTCCCAATAACCCACAGTCATTTCATTTTGCATCCCATTAGGTCCTCCATTCCAACATCTAGCAATTTCTTCAGCTGTATTTAGTTTATAATATTTACAGTAAATATCAAACATTTGAATTGATTTATTTCTTAACCATCTATCACTATAAGAATATCTTACTGGTAGATTTTGTTTTTTTAATATTCTATTAATATCATCTACCATACATTTTCTAATTTGTAAACAACCTACAGCATCTTCACTAGCATTATAAGCTAAATTATTATAACTACTTTCAACAAACATAATAGCTGATATTAGATGAGTTGTATTATTTATATAATTATAGTCATATATTTCATATTCCCATTGTAATGTGTCTATTTCATGTTTTAAACTGTCTATAATTAAATCCTTAGTATCAATTTGGTGTTTTAATTGATCTATTGTTGATGTTTCATTTATAAACATAAATAAAACCATTATTAACAATATAACTGGTACTGTTGTTCTATAATCCATAATTAAAAATTGGTTAAAAAATCTCCTTTAATATGTTTAGATTTTAATTTTTCTGCTTTTTCATCATTTTTTAAAATCTTAGTAGCTAACTTTTCAAGATGTTTTTCTTTTTGTTTATCATAATTTTTAACAATCTTGTTATGTTTTTTATTTTTCATTTTTTCTTCCTATTTGGTCTATATCTGTACCAAGCTCTTTCATGGAAATAATATAATACCATTTTTGTAATTAATTCTAAACCCCCTATCTTAAATCCTACTAAAGGATTACCACTTATTAACCATCCTAATATTATAGTATCTAAAGTCCCTACTATTCTCCATGTAATAGTTTTAATTATGTGTCTCTTTCTAGCGATTTTTTTCATTATATTCTTGATATATAATCTTCTTCATCATTATTATTACCTAAACCTAATTTTTCTAATTGTTCAAGTTGATAATCATCTAATTCCCATTCAACACTTCCTTGGTTTACTGGTTTATGATCCTCAATACCTTTAATTTGTTTATCAGTAAAAATATCCCCTACTGTAAGAAAATAATGATTATAACATAATAATTCAATATTTTCTTTTCTATAATTTTTTTTATTATTATCTTTAAAGTTTAACAATAAAGGTATTTTATAATCATTTACCCTACGTTCATTAAATTTACATACAGCACATTCTTCTAATAAATGACCCTCTGTAATTAATCTATATTTTATTTTATCAGGGGAGAATGATGATGCATCAACTCTACCTTCAATTATATCTATTAATGCTGGTTCTTTTCCTTTTCCTCTTAAAAATTTAGGAATACCTTTACCACACTGATTTTTATGTTGTTCAAATAAATTGTCATGGGTATTACTCTCATATAATTTAGCCCATTTTTTATAATGTATATAACTTACATTAAGATATCTAGCTGCAGCTCTATTACTTAGAGTTTGAGACATTGCAGCTATAATTTGTTCCTTACTTAAAGGTTTAGCTTTCGGCATCTCCGAATTTAACTTTTTTATTTAATTCTTGTTGTTTTTTATAAACATCATATTGTTCTGATGTTACAATTTTAATAGTATTATAAGTATGATCACCACTACCCCCAGTTACATTAATTGCTTTTTTTGGTCTTTCTGTTGAACAATTAATACAAAAGTCATATCCAAATTTTGATAATCTTAATTCAGGCATATCATCTCCACATCTGGAGCAATTTATCATTTCCATATCTCTGTAATGTTTATTAAATAAATATACGAAAAGTATTTAAAATATCCAAATTATTTATCGGAGTATCTAAATTTTATATATGAAAATAGATCTTTAGGATTCTTTAATATAAATTTTTTATCTGATCCTTCCTCAACTAATGGGATAATTTTACCATCAGGTCCTATCCTTTCATATAAATAAAACATAATAAGATTAGTTGTATCTAACCCAAATTGGAGTTTTAACATATTTTCTATTACTATCCAAAGAGGATCAACTAATGGATGTATATCTAATCCTATTTCAACAACTTTATCTTCTAAGTCTTTAGCTTTTTCTAATTGCTCTACAAATAAGATAAATAATTTTTCCTCACTTTCCTTAATATTATCTTTAATAATAATATCACTTCCTAACATCTGTTTAAATAAATCTCTGATGTTATCTTCACCCTCAAATAATTCACCCACTATTTTATAGATTCTTTTTTAGAACAACACTCATCTACTTTTTTAGTAGTAGCACAACTACTAAATAAAGTAAGTATAATTACTAAAGCTACCATACCTATAACACCATACCATGCGAATTTTGCGCTATCTTCATATTGTTTTTGTGTTTTACTCTGTCCTGGTTTAAATTTCATTTTTATATGTTTTGGTTACAATAAATACTTTTTTAAATTGATCTAACGGCATTTTTTTTAATTGAGCAAACCAATCATAAGCTTCATCTAAAGAATTAAATGATTTTCTAGTTATAACTTCACTACCATTTTTTGTAAATAAACCGTATTCTACCATATTATTCAATAATTAATATTTTTTTATTATCTATAATATACAAACCTTTTTTTAATTCTCCAACTTTAGATTTATATTCTCTACCTAAAATATCATGTATTTTATTATAACTATTAGATAATTCTATTTCATTTATACTTGTTACAACAAAACAAGGTGTATTTACATTAGATGAATCTGATTCACAATCATATTGTGTAGCATACGAACCATTACCCATTCCTACGTCAGCACATCCAAATGGCGTACATTCCCATGAATTACTACTTCCCATTCCTGTTTCAAAATAAACACTAATTTCAGAGAAGTTTTGTAAATTAGTAGGATCACCTTCAAATATAATATTATTATTTTGATCAGTTACTAACACTGAACCTACACCTTGTGCACAACACATTCCATCACCATATGAATCGTATAATTTTAATTCAAAACAACTAGGAAATATAGCTACATATGCCATTTCGTTATACTGAGTATTATTTGAATATGGTCCTCCAGAACCATATACCTGTCCAAATTCATCTATAATTTCCCAAGTAGTTTCATTTCCATACCCATCAGTTAAAATAGATACATCAATTGTGCCAGCAGTAATTCCTGTTATTACATCACCAGATAAGTTAAAGTGTTTAAATGTTGAAGTACTAGAATTATTAGTTGTATTTTGGTCTACTTGTCCATTAGGATTACTAGCTACCCAAGTAACTGTATTATTTGCTTGTGGTGTAAAAGTAACACTATTAATTATTACTGTTTCTTGTGCACCTGAAATTAAATTACCAGTCCAATTATACACAGCAGGAGTTCCACCGTTAATATCATAAGTTAAATCTAATGAAGTTAATGGCTGATTTCCATAGTTTCTAAATGTAATTGAAATATCTGTTTCACTTTCACAAATAACATCTTCTGCAGTTGAGTTGGTTACATTAGCATCATAAGCATTTGGGAATATTGGTATTACATTAGCTTGATAACCAGTAATAATTTCACCTGGACCTTCAGCTATATAAGCTACAACATCTAAATTTGTAGGATCTAAATCAGGAAAGAATCCATTAGTTGATTGACCACTAGCTAAATTAGTAGGCATTTGCCATGTATGTGTATTAGGAACAAATGTACCAGCAGTTGTAACATTAAATTCTAAACCATTAGCACCATCCATTAAATGTCTAAACATATGTTGATGGTTATAAGTTGGGTTCCAAGGTCCTGTTATTATTGCTCCTGGGTTATATGTTGTAGCACCTGTTTGAGGACCTGGTACGTTATTTTGTACTACTGCTACATGTAACACATTTATGTTTGTAGTAGTTTGTGTGTAATATGTTTCCGTATTAACTGTTAAAATACCTGTTACCATATCATAACTTGCTTGAACTCCAACGTTAACATAAGATGGTTGTGACATAATATCAGCTGATGCTGCTGCCCAATCTCCTCTACTTAAAGCCGTAGTACCTGGACTACCTTGAGGAGATATTCCACTAAATGTTGCTCTATTAACAGTACCAGCTGGATAACCTGCTAAACCCGAATTAGCTGCAATTGCAGCTCCGTATAAACAGTTAAAATCAGGATCATTAGGTCCATTTGGATTAGCATAACCACCAGTGTGTATATTAATTAAGAATACATCATTTGGGTTAGCATTATATAAACCTTGTGCTATTAAATGTCCATCAGGACAAAATTGGCAATATATGCCTGTAAATTCTTCGAGTACAACATTTCTATTTTCAGGTGTTGTACTTACAAAAGTTTGTGCTTGTGTTTGTAGTCCAAGCAAGACTAATATTATTATATATAATTTTTTCATTGTTTTAATTTATTTATTATTTGTTTTATTTCAGCACACTTTTCATATTCTTCATTTTCTTCAAAATATTTACTAATTTTTCTTAATGCTGAAGGATAATATAATGAAGATATTTTAATTATTACTGATAAATTTACTATATTAAATAGTTCTACTGTTTGCCAGTTTTTTTTAATTGCTTCTTTGATAGCTTTAAAAGAATCTTTCATTATGATATTACGAAATTCCTCTTCGTTTGATAGTTCTTTTAATTCCCTTTTATTACTATAAGATATTTGAATTTCAGTTAACTTTCTTTTTTTCGTTTCTTTTTCCATAATAATAAATTTTGAGGGTTGATGATTATAAATATTATAAATTAATTAAATCATATTCAAAAGTATTTAAATTAAATATTTCTATTTCTAAATTACCTAATTTAAATTTACATGGAAATTCCTCTTCTCTTAATTCATTATCTGCATCTAATATTTCTGGGAGCTGAGATATATAGTTTATATCTTGTTGTGAATATACATTACCTATAGTAACTAAAATTTCATTATTTTTTTCATTACTAAAGGGTAATACTCTTTCAGATAAATTCATAATTGTATCTTTTTGTTCTAATTCTATATAATGTTTTCTTAATTCATTATCACAATAGATATTACTACACCAGGGTTCTAATTCTTTTAATAATTTTGGATCATTTTGAGATAAAATAATTCCTATATTATATTTAGAAGGTATTATAGGTTTCATTAAAGCATCGTGTTTAACAAAATGACCCCACTTACGAATAAAATTACGAGTTGATCTCATGTTTTGTGCTAACCATTCAGGTGAATCTTCATATATATTTTTAGCTTTATCAACTGTATTTCTTCTACTACCTCTACAAGTCATATGATAAACACAACCATGCCAAGTTTGTATAAATTTAATTCCATTTAGTTGGAAACGATTAAATATATCACTATCTTCTTTACTTTGAGGGGCGTATAGAGGATCATGTCCCCCTATTTCTTGAAAATCCGATTTCCAAAATGCCCAAGGTGCAAATATACCTTCTGTGATATCATCATTTGGGACTCTAGAATCTAAAAATTCAAGTAATTCTTGTTCTTTAAATTCTTCGGGTTCAACACCAAAATCTTTTAATATTTTTTCTGGACCATCAGGGTGTAAAGGTGGTTCAATACGAGTTAAAGATACAATTGTTTTTTCTTTAAGCTCATCCTCAATGGCATCTAAGGCACCAGGACATAAATACATGTCTGCATGATATATCATACAAATGTCATTTGTAGCTACTTCGTTAACTAGTCTGTCATATAGTATTGTATGTCCTACTCTTTCGGGTCCATCCCATTTTAAAGCCTTAAATAATGGATCTTTATCCATCATTTCTAAACACCAATCCCATGTACTATCTGTACTAGCATCGTCTGCTACGCAAATTTCTACTTCGTGGTTACCTTGATTTTTTCTAATTGAATCGTAAGACCATTTTAGGTACTTAAGATTATTTCTACCTGGTTGTATTAAAGATATTTTCATATTTTAAATTTACTTTCGTGATAATGTTTTTGATACTGTTCTTTAGCTGTTATAGAACATTTATCATACCATTGTTTATCTGACTTAAGTCGTATAAGTTTTTCTTTCGCGGTAGCCAAATCTCCCAACTTAACTGTTAAGTAAGGGTGGCATATTTCTTGTGTGTCTAATCCTTCATAACCAATACAAGGTATACCTAAGTAAGCGCAATTTAAAGCGAATGTACCCGCAGCGTGTGTACGCATTAAATGAACACCATACTTAAAATTATTAAGTGTTTTAATCCATTCTACCCAATTCATATATGGTAAATGATTTAAATTAGGCATTTGTTCTTCACCTTCGATTTTTCTTCCCATACTAGGAATATAAATAGGACAATCTGCTTCTTGAGCAACTATATAAGAATCAAATCCACCATACCAACTACAAAAATTACCTCCTATAATAATATCTTTTCTTTCTACCTGGGGTAAATCTTTAATTGAGTCTTCAATCATTAGACTAGATAAAATTTTACATTCCTTGCCTGTTAAACCCTCGTAATATCTTTTATCTGATGTATTATGAACAAACATAAAGTCAGCTTCTTGTATAGTATTATAATACCATATTTGTTGTTGTAGTGGATAATCTTGCCAATACCAATTAGGACCCTCTTGCATTACAGCTACTTTATTACAATATTGTTTTATTTTATTTAAATCAAATTGTGGGTTTTTCTTTGGTATAATAACGATTCCTAAATCATATTGTTGATTTGGGGGTTGATTTATATTCCAATGATCTGCTTCTAAAGAACATATCCATGCTAAATCTGTTCTCATATTAGGGTTATTTCTAGTAACTTTACCCTGGTATTGTCCTTCAGTAAAAAATGCTATTTTCATTTATTAGATTTTTTATATAATGTAAAATAATCTAACCAATAATCAACCATTTCTTCCATCATTGATTTAAAAGTATATGTTGGTTTCCAACCTAATTCAGTTCTAATTTTTGTTGAGTCTCCTTTTAGATAAGGTAATTCTTCAGGTCTTAAAAACTTAGGATTTTGTACTACATAATCTTTATAATTTAAACCTAAATGATTAAATACTAATTCACACATTTCTCTTACTGAATGAGTTTCCATAGTGGAAACTACCCAATCTCCAGGCTTATCATGTTGCATCATTAAATGCATTGCTCTTACATAATCATATGAATGGCCCCAATCTCTATAAGAGTCCATATTACCTAATTCTAATTTATCCTGTAAGCCTAGTTTTATCTTTACTGCTGCTTTTACTACCTTATTAGTTACAAAGTTAGATCCTCTTCTAGGTGATTCGTGGTTAAATAATATACCATTAGTAGCATGTAATCCATAAGCACGTCTATAGTTTCTTACAATATTATAACCAAATACCTTAGAACACCCATAAGGTGATACTGGGTTCATTACAGTAGTTTCTCTTTGAAAATTATCCTCTTCAACAGATAAACCAAACATTTCAGAAGAACTTGCTTGGTAGAATTTAGCTTTAGGACAAGCTCTTCTATATGCTTCTAATATATTAAGAACACCTAATGAATTTGTTTGTACTGTAAATTGAGGTATATCAAAACTAATCCTAACATGGGATTGGGCAGCTATATTATAGATTTCATCTGGTTGGATTTTATCCAATAATCTTTCAATACTACCTTGGTCTAATAAATCAGCATAATAAGTATTAATTTGATTATGTATTTTTTCTATTCTTGTATCTTGATTTTCAGGGGTTGAATTTCTTCTAACAGTACCATGTACTTCATATCCTAATTCTAATAGATATTCAGCTAAATAACTACCATCTTGCCCATTAATTCCTGTAATAAATGCTTTTTTCATTTTTTATTTTGTTTGTAAATAAGGATCTATTTCCTCTGTTTTATTAAAAACTTTCATTTTTGATACATCAGGCCAATCATTAATTGTCCATTGTGTTGGTTTCTTTTCAATTGCATCAGGTAACTTTTTTAAACCTAACTCAGCAGTTTCAGGTGTCATATAGTAATGATACCCCATAGTTTCTATATCTTGTTCTCTCCAAGGTATATCTGGGTGTCTTCCATCATAAGACATCTTTTTTAATTCTAATGCTGCTTCTTTATTATCTGTTAATATACAACCTCCTCTTCCCAAAGCCAAGTGTTTTTTAAATTGAAAACTCAAACACATAAAAGTTCCAGGTATATAACTATTTTTTTTCCATAACACAGCAGCATCTATTACTGGTGTAAGATCTTTAGTTAGATAGTAATAATCTTTCCATTCTTCATCTCTCCAAAATAATTGTATACCTAATTTTTCTGATAAAAAAGGAACTGAAATATATGTTCTTGTAGGACAGTTTATATAACTAATATTATTATATCTTAAACATAATTCAATTCCATGAGTGCAACAATCTACTGCCACAGCATATGGTGCACCAAAAAATTCAGCTATTTTATTTTCAAATATTTTTATACTCTCAAAACTCATTATATAAGATAAAAACTTTTAAATCCACTATGGTTAAAAAATTGAGCGGCATTAGTAAACCCTGAATATGTTCCTAAAAGAGACTGACATTTAGAAAGAAGTTTTGCTTGAATTATACATTCTTCACCTAATCTTTTTCTGTGGTTAGGATCATTAGATGGAGATGTTAACCACCAAGGTTTATATTTATTATTAATTTCCTCATTTGTTTGGGTTGTTTTTCTAAAAAAATCTTTTAAATAAATAGTTTGAGGATGATGTTTTAAAATATTACTTAATATTTCATTATCATCTGTAACTAAAAATATATTATCAATATCAGGATGGTCATTTAAAAAATCTTTGATAATATGCCCCCACACATTAGAATTTACTTTTGGATACTCTTTATGGAATTTTAACATTTCAGTACCTCGTGCCATAACCCCTAAAATATTTTTATTTGCAAAATATCTTTCAAATAATGTATTTATTTCAAGTGTAATATGAGATTGTAATTTACAATATTTTAAATCCATTTCTCTAGCATAGGGTAATGATGGGTTTTGATGGAATTGATTGGGTACATGAGAAATATTACTATAATTAACTTTTATATTAGGACATTCTTTAATATTAAGAGGTTTATCTTGTTGAAACCACCAATCCCAAGGATTAATATTTAAATCTTCTGCTGTTAAGGTTTCAAAATTAAATGTTGGATTCCACCAAGTATTCGAATTATCTACATAGGGGAATAATTTATGATTATGATGTAAATCTAACATAGTAGACATTACACCAAAATAATTACTAAAAAACCCAGCACTAGGAGTTCCTTCAAAATGTATTCTTCCGTAATTCATTATAAGTGTTTTTTCATTGCAATGTTATTAACTTTAAAACCATTTTTATAATAAAAATTAATTAATGATTGATCACAAGTTAATGTTATTCTATAACATTCTTTACTATAACCAATTTTTACTAATTCTTTAATAAGTTTTACACCAATATTTTTTCCTCTAAATTTTTTATCTACAACTATATCTTCTATATGACCTGCTAGTTCTCCTCTTATTTTATTTTCTATAACTATACTTCCATAAGCAATAATTTGATCATTATGTAAACCTACAATAGCATTATTAGAATTATTTGATATAAATCTATTCCAACATACTTTTTTATCTCTAATCGTTCCTAATAATTCTGTTAGTTGATTTAAAAGATAATAAACATCTTTCCAATCTTTTTCCTCTACAGGTCTAAACTTTATAGTACTCATTGTGGTATTTTTTAATTATATCTATTGGATCTATAGGTTTATAATCTGGATCCATTAGTGGTAAAATTTTATTCCATTCATGATATACAGTATTCCTATTCCATAATGCTTTTTGTCCTTTTCTTAAAATATTATTATATTCCTTATCTGTAATAGAATTTATTTTATCTGCAGCTTCTTCTACACTATTAAATATAATAATTTCATCTTCATCAAAATAAGTATCTAATTCAGGTGCGGGTTCGGTTAGTAAAACTGCTTGTGAAGGAATTTCTATTACTCTACCTTTTAACTCATTTCTAGTTCCAATAGCATTAGAACTAAAACACAATGAATATTTTGATTTAGCTAGGTTTTTTTTCATTTCATCATGTGTTATAAAATCTTCCTGATGAATTTTGCAACCTAATTGATTAAATTGAGAAATTTTATAATCTCTTCCTCCATGTAATCCCCCATAATGATGAATATTAATAGATTTATTATTAACATCTTCAGTACACATAGTGTTAGGGTTAAATCCCCACTTCATTTTTAAAAATCCTTCTTCAGGTAAACCATCTCTTAAATACCATTCTTTTACCCCTTCAAACGTAATAATCCCATCAACAAAAGGTATCCAATGTTTTAGATGAGAATCATGGAATCTATAAGCATCACTTGATAAAAGGAATACTTTACATAATTCTCTTATTTTATTAAATTCTTTATGGACCCCCACCAAATAATTAGTATGAATAAAAAAATCAGCATCAAATTCTTTTATAGTATTATATAAATCATCAATATTATATTCATCATAATCATAATATAATACTTCATATCCTAATCTATCTAAAACCCCATACCAATAAATTATAGCTGAGCTATAATCATTTAAATTTTTGTGATGTCTATGTTTTAAAGAAAATACTACTTTTTTACTTTTCATTGATAAATGTTTTATCTAGTTTTTGTCCTTCATATGGACCTGTTTTGTATTCATACACAATAGTATTATCTTCTAATATTTCATAAGTATGACCCCCATATAAGGTAAAACTAGCATCACCTGGTTCTAATATAGGTTCTGCGATTAGTGTATCATCAATATCATAAAATTTACATTTTACTTTTCCTTTAATTATTACCCACGATTCTTGAGCTATTTGTTCAGGATAATGTCTATCTTTAGTTATATGTTTATGGGGTGGAAATGTTTTTCCATTTTCCATTTCCAAAGTAGCACATTGAATAAAATTATCTTCTGGTATAATTTCAGTTCTACCTTCAATTTCAGATAATCTATTTACAATATGTAATAGTCTACCATCTATTTTTGAATATATTTTTTCCATTATAATATTGAGTGTAATATTATTTGATGAACACATTCTACTATACCATAATCATCTGAATCAACATGCCATCTCCATACAGGATTCATATTATTTAATTTATTATCTTTATCAAAACCAGTTAAAGCTAAATACACAATACCATTATCTTCACAATACTTAGCTGCATTAATTATATTCATAGAATTTCCTGATGAAGAAATTAAAATAACTAGTGTATCTTTACCAGCAAAATCATCTAAAAATTCTGCATAAGCATTATCTCTACCATAATCATTTATATAACAAGTTAATCTTGAAGGATCAGAAAAGCTATATGATTTTTTATCTAAAACTTTAGTATAATCTTGAGATATATGTGATGCAATAGAATTGCTACCTCCATTTCCTATTATAATAATTTCATTATGGTTATTTATAAAATAACCTAACAAATTTTTTTCATCCTCAGTTATTTTACTTACTTCTAATTGTAATTTATCTAAGTTCATCTAATACTTCTTTTAGATTATTAATAACATATTCTTGTTCTTCTCTTGTTATTTCAGCATAAAATCCTAACCACATACCATTATTATGATACTTCATAGTTTGAGATAAATCTACATTTGCATTATAAGCTGGTTCAACATGAATTGCTTGGATATCCCATTTACAACCTATATTTCTTTTTCTTAATAAATCTACAACTTGATCTCTATTATACTTATCATCTAAAATTAAATGAAAATTTTGCCAATTATATCTAGTACAATAGTCAGGAACAATATTACCAATAGAAACCCCATAATCATGTAATTGTTCATTGATTAAATAATTATAATATTCTCCTGCTTCACTTCTTAATTCTACTTCTTCATCAAAAAATCTTATTTGTGATATACCTAATGCACAGGGAATATCAGCCATTTTTAGATTATTACCTATAAAATTAAATTGTTCTTTAAGTAAAAATTTAGCTTTATCTCTTGCTAATGGTGAGATATTAGTACCAAATGCTCTGTAAGATTTTAACCACTCAGCTATGTCTTTATCTCTTACAACTATCATTCCACCTTCACCAGTTGTTAAACATTTTCTAGCTTGGAATGAATATGTTACTATGTTATCACTATTTCCTATTTTTCTTCCTTTATATTCACTACCTAAAGCACATGCTGAGTCTTCTATAATAGGAATATTTAATTCTTTAAAGGCATCTAAATCACAAGGAATCCCCATTTGATGAACTAAAATGATTGCTTTAGTATTAGGTGTAATTCTAGATTTTATATCTTCTATGTAAGGAACACCATATTCATTTACATCACACCAAACTGGAGTTCCTCCAGCATTATTAACTGCAAACCCACTAGCAACCCAACTCCAAGAAGGTACTATAACTTCATCAGTTGATTTTAGTCTTTTACCTCCATTAATTGCTAATAATCCCATTTCAATAGCTACAGTTCCATTAGCTACTGCTACATAATGTCCTTCAGGATCATTATTATATTCTTGAATACAATCTTCAAATTCTTTTATACGAGGACCACCACTGATCCATCTTGATTCTAGTACTTCTTTAATTTTTTCTAATGCTGCTTCCTCTTTAAGATAAGGTTTTCCTAATGGTATTTTCATAATTTATTTATTTATAACATTTATTAATGACCAAATATCTAAAATATCCACATTTGGTTTTCTCCCCAATATAAAAAATTCTAATTCAAGATCCAAATTTGATTTAGGAGTAGTTGTAATTTTTTCACAAATACCTTCAATAACCTCATTATTAATATAATGAGTACTATCATAATATAAATCATCATTTTCCCATATGAAACTTCCTTTATCTCCCTTTATAATAATTTTTCTTTCTTTTATAGGATAATTCCAAGAAGAATAAAAATAACCAGGAATTTTTCCCCTTAATTCTAAATGTAAAGAACTATATTTTATAGGTGGAGCAAATTCTTTATTCCAATATTTATTAAATACTTCACATTCACCAAATAAATCTCTGTAAATGTATAAATCATGAATCATATAATCTTCTAAAATAGAAACATCAGACCTAACTTTAGGACCCATTGATGCTCTAATACTTTTCCAGTATTGGGGTTTTCCTATTTTGTTTAAATTCTTTTTAATGTATTGGTACTCATCTGAGTATAAAAATATATATCCTGGGAATGAATCCTTGATTAATTCTGCATCATTTATATTAACTCCACATGGTTTTTCAACTAAAATATTTTCTTGTGGGATATTTAATTGTTTTACAATTTCACTATGAAGTTTAGCATTTACTGCTAAAATAACATGAGTATACTCAATATTTACATCACTTATATTGTTAAATAATGGTATATCAACGTCTATAACAGGTGAAGGATCAACAACACCTACTAAATCATATTTAGAATTTTTTATGGTTTTATACCAATTTTTTCCCCAATAACCACAACCTATTAATAATATTTTAGACATCTAACTTAATTTTAAAATTTGAAAATATACTTTTTATTTCATCTAATCTATAATCTTTATAATTAGGATTTATATCCTTAATAGTTTCACCTTTAGATCTTCTTTTGTTTGTATGAACTAATTGTTTATTTGTGTAATCATTTATTGTTATATAATTTTGGGGTTTATAAAAATTATTTAATAATTCTTCTAAAAATTTATAATTATCAACATAATCATAATAATTTAAATATAAAATATTATTGTTATAGTTTTTCATATTATTCCATACCTGATTATATATTTCTATCCATAGATCTATAATATGTTTAAAATTATCTTTACCTAAATTTTTATTATCATAAGTCATCCAATAAAAGTAATTTTCACCAAATCTCATGCTTAAACTACTTTTAGCCCACTGCCAAGGAGCTCTAATAACAAATATTAAATTTTCATTTTTTATAAAATTTTTATTTAAAAATCTAGTATAATAATTTACTTTTATAAGATCAGAATTTGAAAATTTATTATAATGATTTAATGCTATGTCAAAATTATCCTCTACTTCTTTAAAAGATTTAAATTGTTCCCACCAATAAGTTAAAGGTTGTATCATTGAAGGCTCATGGCAACTATTTAAATTAGGATTTATTTTTTTTAAATACTCTTCTATTACCTTATAGGTAAATGAACTTCCCCCTGAGGGGGTACCTAATACTATTGTTTTTAAATTTCCCATACTACTACTCCTTTATTATCTATATTAATTTTTATTTTATTATTTTTAATGTTGGTTTTTCCATCTACTATTGTTAAAAAATACCCACCACCCCCAGCTCCACATAATTTATGAAATTTTATAGATGAATCTTTTTCTAATTTATCATCTAAAATAGATAATTCTTTATTATTTAAAATCTCGTTTGATGTTTGCTTTTTAGTATTCCAAGAATCTCTTAATAACTTAAAAAATTTATTAGGGTTATTAAGTGAATTATAAGTTTTATCTACTAATTCTAATAAAGGATAACTTTTTATTACATCAATAGTTTTAAGAATATTAGTTGATGATCTTTTTACTTCTGTATTATATAAATACATCTTATATTCTGGGAGCTTTATAAATTTTACATTAACATTAGTACCCTCAAAAACCATTAATTTTGATGATGGTAAACCACAACCATAAGTATCTTGATAACCAGTTAATGGGTTAAATTTTAATTCTATTTCATGAGCTACTTTACATATTTCAGCTTGTGACCATTTTAGTTCTTTAAACTTACAAGCAGCTGCTACAGCTGCAACCATATATGAAGAGGATGCTGCTAACCCACTACCAGCTGCTGGGATATCTGCATTAAATGTAATTGTAAGAGGTGGTAGGTTAAAATATTTAATTAATTCTCTTGCTATATCATTTTTAATTTTATCAGGTGATTTTACATTTTCTCTCCTAGTATAATTAATAACATACTTATTATCATATCTTTTAGATAAAGAAATATAAGTATACAAAGATATTGGAAAACTAATTACTTGTCCATACCCATATTTATTAATAAAAGATTGCAAATCAGTAGATCCTCCTACTAATGAAACTCTTAATGGGCATTTACTTATAATCATCTATAGAATATTTTAATGTTATTTTTTTATTTCCTATTTTAAAAAAGGCTGGGTATTTTTCATTATCACACATTCTTAATTCATCCCAAAATAAATCAACATTAGGGATAGATTTAATTTCTGAATTTGATGGATTGCGTTTAGGGTTATAACTTGATTTACCTGTTTGTTTTCTTAATACTATCACACCCTTAGATAATTCTTCTAAAAATAATTCAAAACATTCAGTAATTCCCTCTAGTCTTTTTTGTTCTATTGACTCAACAGTATCAAATTTATTTATTTCTTTATTATGTTGGTAAACTATATTACCATCATCAATTCCAGGTAATACCTTAAATAGGGATAATGTTAAATTTTTTCTTTTATTTTCTAATGCCCATTGAATAGGAGCATGTCCTCTTCCTTCGGGTAAAGGACTTTCATGGATAAAAAAACATCCATATTTAGGTTTTTTTATAAATTCTTCAGAAAGAATATTATACACTCCAGACCCAAAAATAATATCATATTCATTTTCTTCTATATTCTTATTATTAATATAAGTATAAGATAAATTAAATTTATTTAAAGCTGTTTTTATAAAACTTCTCCTAAAGCCTATAATTCCTATTTTTAATTCTTTTAAAGGTTTGTCTATTATTTGTATCATTAATTATTTTTTATCCAATCATTAGTACTAATAATTCCATCTTTAAGATTGTACTTAGGATCCCATCCTAATTTTTTTAATTTTGTTGTATCTCCAACTCTTTTATTTTCTATATCTGTTCTATTTTCAGGAACTATCTCAACATTTAATTTAGTATTAGTTACATCTTCAATTGTACTAATTAGTTTTGTTAATGTTACTCCATTTTGAGTAGACACATTAAATACTTCTTTATTAGAGTTAAATGTTGATAACATAATAGCATCAATAACATCATCAACATAAACTAAATCTAATATTTTTTTATCTGGATTCCCAAATACTTTTATATTTTTATTATTATTTTTTATATTATTTAACCAGTTAAATATTACTTCAGTATATGCTCCTTCACAATCCATTCCTACTCCATATACACTAAAAAATCTATTAATAGTATAATCTAACCCCACCATATTATCATAACTGCGTATTAAATTTTCTGTATAATATTTTCCAGCTCCATATATTGTATGGGGTGTACAAGGATCATCTTCTTGTATAGGTTGACGTTTTGGTTTGTTATATACACTAGCTGTACTAGAGAAAAATAATTTGATATTATTTTTAGCACAATAATCTACTACGTTAAATCCCCCAGATGCTATATAATCATGTCCTTCCTTATTATAAGCAGCACATCTATTAATTCGAGTTGCTGCTAAATGAAAAAAATGAGTGATATCATTTAATACAGTAAAGTCAAAATTACAAATATCACCATAAATAAATTCAATTTTTTTATCTTTAGATATGTTTCTTAAACTATTAGTTCTTACTAAGTTATCTATTAAATAAACTTTATTAAAACCCTCTTTAAGTAATCTTAATGATAAATGTCCTCCTATAAAACCTGCTCCTCCACTTATTATTGCATTTTTTCTTTCCATAACTGTGTATATTTTTCTTTAACTTTTTGTAAATAAGGAGGTCTATGATCCTTATTTTCTATTTTTTCACTATGACTTATTGAATGGTTTGATATTCTATATAACCATAAAGGAGAAGATTCATAATATCCCTTAATTTCAAAAAATAACATTCGTGCCCAATATTCAAAATCACAAACTCCAAAAAATTCATTAAGTGAAGGAGGACCTATTATGTCGTGAATTTCTTTTCGATATAAAGTACCAGGAGCTAACATACCATTATTAGTTTGAGTAATTTCATTTCCAATAATTCCAAACCATTCTTTAAATCTATCTAAAGGTTTTGAATAATCAGGTTGATATTGAGGAGGAATCATAGGGCCCTGTTGATTTAAATTTTCATCAGTTCTTATACCATTACAACTAAAAAACATTATTTCAGGATTTGAAAATGTTTCTTTTACTTTTTTATAAAAATCAGCTACAAACACATCATCCTGTCCTGTATTATGTACAATATCTCCCTCTAATAATGGAATTGCGCCTATCCAACCCCCACTACATTTCCCCATCCCATAATTTGTTTTACTATAATAATATTCAACTTTATTATTTAGGAGATTTTTAACATCATCATAGATATCTTTATCACCCTTATCATTAAAAAGAATATATTGATAATCAACTTTAGCTTCTTCTAAAGCTAAAATATTATATTGTATGGATTCATTTACATAAGGATTACGTTTATATAAATTATGTATTATTGATATTTTCATTATTTTGCTGGATTTCCTTTTATTATTGAATTGTCTGGGACGTCTTTAGTTACGACAGCGCCAGCTCCTATTACTACATTATTTCCTATATTTACGGGTAAAATAGTTGCGTTACTTCCTATTCTTACATTATCACCAATTTTTGTCTTTCTTTCAATCCAATTTTCTCTCTCCTCAGTAAAATTATCATTTACAAACATAACCCCATGAGCTATAAAACAATTATTTCCAATTTCAACACTACTACAAATAAATGAATGACTACTTATTCTTGTATTATTTCCTATTTTTACATTATTTTGTATTTCAACAAAAGGACCTATAAAACTATCTTTTCCTATTTTACATCCATATAAATTTACAGGATTTATTATTTTTACACTATTATGTATTTCAGAAGCATTTAATCTTGGATTTTGATTATCTACTATCTTTTTTCTTAAATTAGTAGTTGAATAATTATGATTCCTATTATGAAAATAAATAGGGGATAAATCAAATCCTGTTATTTTTTTACCTTCCCAATCTGATCCTATTATTCTAATATCAGGTTTAATATTATTAATTAATTTAATTAAATCCTCTTCGGTTGAATATATTCTAACTTCATCAACATATTTTATTGAACTAATCATCAAAAATCTTTCTTCTAAAGTTTGAATAGGATTATTTTTATCCTTTCTATCTATAGTAGGGTCTGTTTGTAACCCCACTATTAAATAATCACAATGATTTTTGCAATCTTTTAACATTAAAATATGTCCTGGGTGTAGAAGATCAAATGTACTACAAGTAAATCCTATTTTAGAGTGTTTCATAAAAATTATTTTGTCTTTCTTGTCTTTCTATGTCTTTGGGGTGATATAGGCAATATTCTTCATTACTAGGTAAATGTGAAAATTTATTAAAACCTGTAAGTTGTTCATGTACTGGATTTATCCATTTAATTCTATCAGGATCATTTTTATAAATTCTCATTTGCTTATCAGGGAAATTAACCCAACCTCTATCATTAATACCCCATCCCCATTTTTGTACATGTTCTGTTGTTAATCCTGAAACTGTGTTTATTCTAGAAATCGCATATGCTTCCACCTCTGGATTATTTTCTATCATCCAAGGCAATGCTGTACAAAGGTATTCATCTGGGTATTCATCTGCATCAATTAAAAATATCCAATCTCCATTACACATCTTACCAAGATAATTTTTTTGATTAGCAAAATTATTATTTAAAGAGTTAGAATACCATACAAATGGTGATTTAGTATTTATTGTTTTAGCTCTTAAATATTCTTCAACTACTTTAGAACCATTTTGTGAATCAAATAAAATAACAATTTCATCTTCTTCACGTTTATGTTTTAATAAAAAATCAACTAATCTTTGTAATTCATTTATTTCATTACAAACAGGAATAGCATAACTTATTTTCATATTATTATTTATTCAGGTAATACCCCAATATACGAAAGTGCATCCATATAACCACGTTCTGGGTCGAAAGATTTTAAATTTTCCATATCCATTCTATGTTTATAATATTCACCGGATTTTCCAGGAATTGGGTATTTTATTTTATCTTTTTCCTCAACTTCAATTGCTTTTACAGCAGCCCAAGACCAATTATCTTTATCTGAACCATTAACAAACACCATTCCTAATTCTGGTTGGTTTACAGTATTAGGAATCCAATATTGGTCATTTTTATCTTTATATATTAAATCTTTGTATAACTCAGGAAGTGACATTAATTGTTGTTCCCAATATTCTTCACCATCTTTCATTAAAGTATTTGAAATAAAACCACAACCATAACACATATAATTAGTAATTTTTTCATTTACTTCTTGTTTGTAACAAGCATCAGAACCACATTTAGGGCATAGTATTAATTCATCCATTATATTTTGCTTAATTTAGGTAGTTTTAATTTAGGTAATTTTTGTTTATTTTCTATTTTTTTAAGTTTTGGTAAATTTAAAGCAACTTCTTCTACAATTTTAACATTCTTGTCTAAAATTTCTATAATTTTAGCTTTCATATTTTCAAAAGCAAAATAAGTTCTACTATAATATCCTTGTCTTTTTGCTTTAATTACCCAAGTTTTATAATTATCAAATATTTCTTTATAAGCTCTATGTATTTCTTGAGGGTTAGGTTGAAACCATTGAGATTCTGCAAGTATCATATCTTTCTGTTGGGCAGAAGGATGAACATTAGTTAAAGCTCCTTGTAATAATAATGTAAAATCATTTTGTAAAAAATCTAATTGTCCAGACCATCCTGAACATATAATAGGTTTATTTACTAAACTAAATTCTAATAAAGGTCTTCCAAATCCTTCTCCTCTAGTATGAGATACCATTGCTTTAATTTTAGGATGATTATACAATTCATTCATTTCTTCATTAGTAAAATTACCGTGTAATATATAAACATTAGGTAATTTTCCCTCACAACTACTGCGAACTGCATTTACTCTTTTCATAATTTCTCTTCTATCCATATATGAAGAATTAACTGAAGATGTTTTTAAAATTAATGCTGGTTGTTTCTTTTTATTTTTAAATGTTTCATAAAAAGATTTAAGAGTAACTCCTATATTTTTCCTATCTTCACCCATACTCCCTTGCATCCAATGTCCAACAGATAAAAAGGCAAAATCCTCAGGAATTGAATTAATATCCTTTAGTAAATTTAATTCTGTAATTTCATCTTCTTCAATAGGCTTATATATGTTTAAATTAGCACCTTCTAATAATACTTCTATAGGTTTTTGCATTTCTACAACACCTATATTTTGATTAGTTTTTGGGTCTACTTTATTAAATTTAGAATTCAAAAATACTTGTTTTGAATGTTCTGATGAAACTATATTTAAATCCATTCTGTTCATACCTTCAATCCATGGAGCGGCACATAATGTAGTTTCTATTCCTGCTGTAAACCCTATATTAAATTTCCCTATAGCCTGGAATTCATTAGGAACTGTAATTTGAGCCCAGATATCTGGTTTTTGGTTAAGACTATTAATCATATGATTTTTTAAAAAATGCCATTCAGGATGATCATTGACAAATCCAAAAGGAGTTTGCCCCCACCTTTGGCTTAAAATTTTAACATCATATTTATCTAATTCTATAATAGATTTAACTAAATCTCTTGATCTTGCTCCATATCCACTATATGTGTCAATTGGGCAACTTATAATAAATGTATTTTTCATATTTAATAAACTAATTTATGTGGTAAAACTCTTTTTTCGTAATCTGTATCTTTTAAGAAATTATATTTTTCTCTTGGTTTCCAGGTTTGAAATAATTCTTCAAACCCATCAATAACTTTTTCAGTCATTTTTTCAGAAGTAAACCCAGCTTCATCACTTGTAGCCCATTCATATCCTTTTTTACCAATTGATTTTCTTTCTTTATCACTCATTTTATACAACTTCATTATCTGATCAACTACATCATTAAGATTATGATGATCATCATATATGTATGGTGTTGGAGGGGATCCTACTAACGTACTTGCTGCTGTGTAAACAGGTAATGCCCACTCACCATGTTTTTTATATTTACCATGATGGTTAGAAGGAAATTCACCATTAAATTCAATCCAATTACCTTTTTCATCTTCAAAACGCATTTGGTCTTGCATACCCCCAGTAACAGCAGCAATGAAAGGTGTACCTGTTAACATAGCTTCAGTTAAAGATAATCCCCAACCTTCAGCATTTGATATTTGAATTACACCATCAGCAGAATTATATAATAAGTTCATTTCCTCTGTTGTTAATTTATGTTGTAAAATTCCTACTCTACAAATTTCAGGATCGCAAAAATATTCTATAACAGCATTTAAATCTGTTCCGTGTTCAAATATAGCTTCGGTTTTTAATGTAAGTTGACATTTTTTAGCCTCTTCAGGAGATAATTTATCTATAAATAATTTCCAAGCCATTATAATATTAGATACTTGTTTTCTTCTAATATTTCTTGAATTAAATAATAAATGAAATTTGTTATCTTCAGATAATCCTATATTCTTATTAAAAGAAGTTAATTCAATATCATCATCTTCTAATATGTTAAATTTGTTATTATTTAACCCATGGGGAACATATTTAAATATTTTATTTTTACCTTTATCACCCAAAACTAACTTATTAATATTAACTGTTTGTTTTGATATACCCATTAGTAAATCACAAGATTCATAAAATTCTTTGTTATACATTGGAGCTGGGTAGTTGTCCCAAATATTAAGATAGCCAATTGGTATTTCTTTTCTAATTTGGTCTTCATTATGGAATAACCAAGAAAAATATCTAGGATCAGTAATTAATAAAATCGCATCTGGTTTTTCTCTATGTATTATTACTCTTACTAAATCCATATTACCATAACCTTTAGCTGGGTATAAAAGGCAATGGGAATCTTCTAATCCATTAGAATTATTTAATTCTTGTGAAATATCTATAACTTTACCTTCCTCAGGATGTTCAACTGCTCCTGCTATGCAAGTCCAATTATAGCGATGACTTGAATTTAAAACAATTTCTCTACCTATCTGGGCAACTCCAGAATGAACTCTAATATCATCTGTTATAAGAAGTATTTTTTTTCTATCTTCTTTTTTAATATAACCTTCTTTCATTTTTATTTATTGATTAATTTCTAAATTATTGTGACTGTGTATTTTTTTCCTAAAATCTTCATCTGTAAGGTATAAGTGAATAGCTCTATCAGATAGTTTCTGAAATGAGAATTTACGTCTTACACATTCAATTTTAAAATTTTCAAATAAATCACTTTTTACTTTAACACTTGTAAGTGTCATGTTTTTCTTTTCAGCCATAGTTTTAATTATTGGTTTATATTTGTCTATACGTATATGCGGATTATGAGTTTTTACCAATGACGTTACATAATTCGTCATCTTCTTTAAAAGGGCAAAAGGTGCAGTTCCATTTCGACGGTCTTGGAATGTGAAGTGTTTCTTTGTATCCTGTATAGTCAAATGCTTCATTTATAAATTCATTTAAAATTCTAGTTGCTTTATTAGTTTTATTCTTTCCAGAAGCTGGGGAGAATGTTTGTATTCGTTTTTGAGGATATTCTCCACCTTCGTATACTTTTCTTCTAACAATTAGGAATTCAATATCAATACTCTTTTCTGCTAATCCAAATTGTTCTGCAAAGAATTTTTTATATAATACTAATTGAAAATGTTTATCTTCATCTTTTTTAGCATATGAATTCCACCCTTTAGTACTTGTTTTAATATCGATTATTTGGAATGTATCTGTTGGTTCATGGTATAACACAACATCTAAGAAACCGTTGTATATAACGTTTTTATACGCGTTATTAGGCGTAATTGATATGGGTATCTCACAACCAACTAAAAACCATCCCTTTTTACTAAAATATTTACCTTTGTGTTTTTTAAGATATCTTAATATTTGAACCCCATCATCATAAAATTCCCTAATTTCTTCTGAAGAACTAAAATGTTGATTTTTATTCTTTTTATACTGAGTAAGATATTCTTCCCTTAATTTTTCTTCTAATAATTCCTCAAGATCTTCTCTATCAGCAGCGGCTCCACTTTTTTCATACATTACATCTAAATAATATTGTACTACTTCATGAAACGCAGTTCCAAATACAGTATGAATACTAGGGGTTTGCCTTTTATGTCCTTCTTTATACTGAAGAGCCCATTTTTGGGGACAACTTCTAAACATCGAAAGTTGAGAGTAAGAAATGTTTTTCTGATAGCCAAAATTAATTGGTTCAGGTTTATAATTTCTTATTATTTTTACAATTGGGGGTATTTTTTTAGCCAAAACATTATTTTTTCCACTTATTCCTTCCTACCAATAATCCAATAATGCCATAATTAGCTATATCCATAAAAGTATCTTCCATTCCTTCACCTTGAACAAAGTTTTTACCATTCAATAATAAGTTTTTTAATCTACTTATTTTATCAGTTAACCTAATAGCTAAACCTGTTAATGAGAATTTTTTATCATTATCATCATGTAAAATATCTCCTCCTAAAGCTATATTATTTAACCCATAATCCATATGTTTAGCAGCAAACATAGTATACATTTCCATTCCTATCTTTTTATACTCTTCGGATAATTCTGGATATTCTGTTTCAAATAGTTCTACTATCTCTTCTTTACTCATTGTCCCCATAATGTCTTTTTAATGTTTCTAAAACGTCTTCAGCTTCAGCTAATGCTCTTGCTGCTTCCTCTGCATTATTATAGAAATCACTTGTTGAATGATCACCTATACCTGCAGGGTTTTCTGTTAATAATTCAAGTGTTAATAATGCTCTTTCTCTTTGGGCTTCAAAAGTTTTTTCAAGCATTGTTATAACTCTGTATTGTGCCATTTTTATAATTTTTTAAGTAATTGTTTTTGTTCTTTAATCTCCACTCCTAATTTATCAAAAATTATTTTGATATCACTCTTATTTAATAATATAATATATTCATTTGCCTCAGCCAAACTACATTTATAGTAATTAGAAATATATTGTTTTATTTCTTTGGGGGATGTTTTTATTTTTGATTTAATATACCTTAAAAACATTTTCTTTTTAGGTAACATTTCACAATAAAAATTATAAATTCCCCTTTTATCTGTAGGGTGGAACCTTTGTGCTATATTAGCAATATCAATATACCCCTCATACATGGATACAAATCTATGAACCATATAAGCATTAAAGTTCTCCCAAGATTTTTCCTCAAAACTATTATAGCTAGATTTTTTATAAGTTAAATGTTCTAGCCATTCAAATATATTTTTAGGATTTAATAAGGACATCCTTATACTCTTCTCTTAATTCTTTAGGAAGTGAGTCCTCTAAAATTTTACCTGTTTCAGGATCATAAAATACTGGAATTGGCATAACAGCATCAGAATCTGTTCCTGTTACAAATTTAGATACTTTTCTTAATAAAGCTCCTTGTTGCCAAATTCTACCTCCACCTTCAGTTTCTATAGCTGATGTGTTTTTTAAATCAATGTTTGGTTGTTGCGCTTGCATAATTAATAATTTTAAATAATATTTGGTTTAATTGTTTCTATAATTTTAGACATTAAAGCCATACAATTTACTTCTTTGTCTATTCTAAAATTTGATTGATATGAATATTCATTTATATAATATGCTATCATACCTTCCTTTCCAGGAGCATATTCACTACTTTTATCATAAAGGTAACGATAAAATCCTTCAAAGTCGTTTACATTTGAATCAGCAATAATTTGCCTAATTGTTCTCCAATTAGGTTTTTTATTTTTTAGTTCAATAAATATCTTATCCATATAATTACTTTCTACTAATGTAGACTCGTCTAATTTTAATGTGTTATTTACGGTAGATATTTGTATAGTATTAAGCATTTTACGCACATCAGGGTAGTTGTTATTTACAATAGTTTCTAAATCACTTACACTATGTTTAATACTTTCCTTATTTGTAATTTTCATTAGATGATTAATAATATCTAATTTATCTGGCGGGATTATTTTTAATGTTTGACATCTTGATTGTAGGGGATCAATTATTCTTTCTAAATAATTACAAGTTAATATAAATCTAGTTGAACGAGAAAATGTTTCAATTACATTTCTTAATGATGCTTGAGCCATTATAGTCAGAAAATCTGCTTCATCTAAAATAACTACTTTTAGAGGTTTAAAAGACATAGTACTTGCAAATCCAGATACTTTGTCTCTAATAGTTTCAATACCTCTTTCATCTGATGCATTAATATATAAAACATCACAATCAATATTTTTAGTAATTAATTTAGCTAAAGTTGTTTTTCCTGTTCCTGCGGGGCCATAAAATAATAAATTTTGAATATCATTTTGGTTAATATAACCCTTAATAGTATTTTTGATACTTTCATTTCCTACATAATTGTTTATATTAGTAGGTCTATATTTTTCAACTAGTAAACTATGCTCTTTCATATTATGAATATAATAACTTTTATTTAAATCCCCAAATTAAGCTCCTTGTCTAAACTCTCCATACATACTAAATTCCTTTGGTTCATCTGGAATTATTTCTTCCTCGTGAGTTACTATAGCATATAATTTGCTATCTAAAGGAGCTAATCTAAATTCACTAGGTGTGCCTGTTGATTTAAAATATGCTTCTAAAGCATCAGTTAAAGATTCATGTACTACTTTTTTCTTATCATCTACTAAAGTCCACTTGTCTCCAGGTGGTACTCTAGTAGCAATAAGCTTATTATGTTCTATTACTTTTGTTTCCATATTACATCCCCATCATCATTGATGGATCCATTTGTGGTTGTGAATTTTCTTCTTTTGGTTCATCTACAACTATACATTCTGTAAGTAATACAGTTCCAGCAACAGCAGCAGCATTCTCAAGAGCTGTTCTTGTTACTTTAGTAGGATCAATAATACCTGCTTTTTTCATATCTTCAACAGTATCTTTTTTAATATTATACCCAGCCCAAGTATCATTACCTGAATCTATTAGATTATATTTACCTATCATTTGAGCATCAACTGAATCTTTACCAGCATTAACTAATATTTGTTCAAATGGTTTACCACAAGCTTTGTAAACAATATTTTTACCTATACATTTTTTACATTTAGTATTTAGAGCTTCTCTAGCATATAATAGAGCTGCTCCTCCTCCTGGTACAATACCTTCTTCAATTGCTGCTTTAGTTGCATGTAATGCATCATCAACTCTATCTTTCTTTTCATTCATTTCAGTTTCAGTATAACCACCTACATGAATAATAGAAACACCACCAGCCATTTTAGCTAATCTTTCTTGTAGTTTTTCTATTTCAAAATTAGATTGAGCTTTATCAATTTGAGTAGTAAGTTCTTCTAATCTTTGTTTAACATCTTCTTCTTTACCTTTACCATCAATAATTGTTGTTTTTTCTTTTGAAATAGTTACAGTACGAGCTTCACCAAACCACTCCCAAGAAAATTTATCAAGTTTCATTCCTTTATCTTTATCAAATACTACACCACCAGTTACTGATGCTATATCTTCTAAGATTAATTTTCTTCTTTCACCAAAATCTGGAGCTTTTACAGCTGCTACTTTAATAGTACCTCTAGCTTTATTTACAATAAGTGTTGCTAAAGCTTCACTATCAACATCTTCAGCTATAATAAGTAATGATTTATTAGTATTAGAAACTGCTTCTAACATAGGTAATAAATCTTTAACTTGGGATAATTTTTGATTAAGTACTAAAATATAAGGATCTTCTAAAGTACAGGTCATTGTACTATTGTTAGTAACAAAGTAATGTGATAAATATCCTCTATCAAACTGCATTCCTTCAACAGTTTCTAAATAAGTATCACCTGTTTTAGATTCTTCAATGTGTACTACTCCCTCAACTCCTACTTTATCCATTGCAGTAGCTATTAATTTACCTACTTCAGGATCATTATTAGCAGAAATAGTTGCAATTTGTTCTAGCTGATTTTCATCTGAAATGTCTTCTGATATGTTTTCTCTTAAACTATTAACAACTTCTTTTACAGCTTTATCAATTCCTCTTTTAATTTCAACAGCATTAGCTCCATTAGCCAAATGTTGTAAGCCATCCTTAATCATTTCTCTTGCTAAAAGTGTTGAGGTAGTTGTACCATCACCTGCTTTATCAGCAGTTTTAATTGATGCTTCTCTAACTAAATTTATACCTAGATTTTCTACTGGATCACTTACAGCTATATGTTTAGCTACTGTAACTCCATCTTTTGTTGAAATCGGTGATTGGTTAGTTCTTTCTACTACTACATTTCTTCCATTAGGACCTAATGTTGATACTACAGCATTGGCTAATGTGTCAATTCCTTTTACTAATTTATCTCTACCCTCAGGGCCAAATTCTATAATTTTACTCATTTTTATTCGTTTAATGGTTCAGTTTCTTCTAATATTTTTTCTAAATCTACTTCTTTTTTTACCCTTGCTAAGATTTGATTTTCAGGACCAACATAATAATCCTCTCCATCATGTTGTAATTTTGTAAATCCTTGAGTTGGTAATATTACTATATCTCCAACTTTACTTATAGTTTCAATAAATGTACCTGAAATTGTATGTTGGCCAGGTCCTACTGCTATTATCTCTCCATGTTCATTTACGTCTTTTCCCATATCGGGAACTACAATTGAGCCATACTTAGTTTCTTCTGCCTCAATTGGTTTAACTATAACAGCGTTAAATAGTGCTTCTAAATTCATATTCCAATTTTTTCTTTAATGTTATTTAAATTTAATTTAATGTTATCCCATTTATCCAAATATTCTTGGATAGATGAATATTCTTTGTTTTTTTCGTTTAATTGATGTTTCATAATAGCTAATAAGGCATTTCCAAAATCAGCATAATGACCAATTGGTTTTTCATAATTTTTACCTTTACTACCTTTAGCTAAATATTTTTTCTGTGGGGTGATAACTTCATATGCTGTATAACAATACGCATCTTTGCCTATAAAATAAGGCTCTAGCAACTCATCTCTAATAATAGTCATATAACTTTTTTTTAATTATGGTGTAATATACGAAAGAAATTCTGATAAACCAACCTAAAGGGCGCGTTTGGTTAGTTAATTTTCAAAACTTTTGGCTTAGCTTCTTCAGCAAATGGAATAGTCACAATTAATAAACCATCATTAAAATTTGCTTTTGCCTTTTTAAGGTCGAACTTAGTTCCTACTTTATATCCTAAATTAAAAGAACGTTTTGCAATTCCTCTATGAATATAATTTCGGTTAGGAGTTTCTGGTGTTTTCTCCTTATCATAATTGAAGATAATCATATCTCCCTCTAATTTAACTTCAATAGCATCTTTAGGAATGCCAGTGCAAGCTAACTCAAAAGTTAAACCTGAATCATCTTCGTAAATATTAATTGGGTATTGTTGTTTGGCTTCTATAGCCGGAACGAATTGGGTGTTTGCTTCGAATAAATTTCGAAATAATAGATCAAACGGATGGAATGATCTTTCTAAAAAATGTGTACTCATATCACTTTGTTTTTATGCTGTCATTAAGATCAGCGGTTAATAAATAATTTAAAACTTGCGCCCTTAGGTCAATTTATTATACATATGTGGCATCTTCTTTTCTTACCATATAGTATAAAGTCTTTATATCTTCTGATTGGAATTCTAATTTCATAAATCCTTCTTCAGTTAATGAAAGTTTACCACTTTCTAAATCTTTATTTGCTGCTAATATATTTTTAAATGAATCTGAATTAAAAGGTAATTTTAATTCTTTATTTATTGTTATATTTTCATCTACAATATATTTGATTTTATTTGAAAAGTTATTTAAATCTCCGAATGCAAATTGTACTATAGTTCCTCTATCAGGATCTTCTTCAGTACTAATCATTACATCACTTATATCAGTTAATGCACTTTTAGCTTTAATAAAATTACTTACAATTTCAGGTGTTAATTCTATTGTAACATCATATTTAGTTGGAAAATTAATAGTTCCTCTTTTTGGTACTAATAATGAATCTGCTAAAGAATAAGCTACATTAAATGAATTATCTTGAATATGTAATTTAGAAAATACTTTGTGTTCTTTTTCTAAAGTAAGTAATAATTCTCCATTAGTAACTGATATTAATTTATTTAATTGTGCTGTGTCAAATATTGCTATTTCACTATCCTCAACCGGAGAATTTTCACACATTAAATCTCCTGCTATATCTTTATTTTCTGATGTAAAGCTAATACTTAATTTATTTTCTTTAGTTTCCCATCTTACAGATTGTACTAATCCATTTAGATAATATTTAGATATTATTGATTGTAACTTTGATTTATTTATCATAATTAAAAATTAAAAAATTTATTTCTATGAGGATTTAAACTTAATGCCCATCCTAGATCATTATAAAATCCTTCTAACTTATTTAATAGTATACTATCGAATACTTTTTGCCTATCAGCATATTTCTCGATAAATGTACGAATTTCTTTTGGTATATCATAATCTAGGAAAGCAATTGCTTCAATTCTATAAGGATTATTTTTTAAATAAATCCATTTAATTTTCTCCCCTTGTGTAATATAATTATATTTTTTATCTAATTTCCAAAATCTTAGTAAATCATTATAAATTATAGCTGCTTTAACAGCTGCAGGAGCTCCTTTACCTATTGAAGAAAACATTTCTCCAGCTCTAGCTTTACGTTCAGTGAATTTATTTAGTTTTTTTACTGCTTGTGGGTTACCAATTTTCTCAATAGGTATTTCTCCACTTAATATTTGTTTTCTAAATTCCAATAATTGAGAATCAATTTCATGTTTGGGTACCCCCTTAAGTACTTGTTCTAAACAACTTTTAAAAAACTTACCAAATACTGGAGGGAAATTGGCTTTTTTAAATTCTAATCCTTTAACATCTAATGATTCTTTTTCAATTCCTTCTTGTTTAGTAATCCACTGTGCGTAACGCCTTGTAGCTCTGAAATAAGCTGATCTAATTACACATTCAGTTTTCATTTCTAATCTATGATTAGTAACATTAAAACAATCTTTAGCTAACCTATCATAATCTTCAGTAATAATGTCTTGATATTTAAGTGCTTCCTTTTCTAAAACATCATCTTTTTCTTTTTCAGACATTTCATCAAAATTAGGATATAAATGTCTTAATAGAGGTTCTGCATTAAAGTAATTAGAATCTGTATCAACATAAGCACAATAATTTGTGTCACCTGGATCACAAATCCACCATGGAGTATCTTCTAAATGTTTCATATGTTTCCTTTAATTACTTTATTCATGTGTCTATTAGCGCATAAAGCACTTTCTTGGATAATGCGTTGACCACTTAATGTAATTGCTTCAGATAACACTACATTACCATATCTAAACGAACCTAAAGCAGTAGCACCATATAAACTATTTAATAAAATCTTCATTGTATATTGTTTCATATGGTAAGCAGCTCCTAATTCATTATCACCTGATTTGTATGCTTTTTTCATTTTATTTTTATACAATACTCTTTCATCAAACCATTTATTTAATATAGTTGATAATACTGATTCACGATTTGTACTAAACATAACACCATTTGCTGATATAGCCCAATTATTTTTTTCAATAAATCCTATTAAATCCCCAATAGTAACTTTAGTACGTTTACGTTTAACATTTTCAATTAATATTTCCTCTTCAGGATCCTTAGATTTTAAATCATTTAGTCCTAATCTATTATTTCTATCATCAGCATCAATAATTCTAGCTACCATTGTTTCTTTACCAATATTAACAGTCATAATAATTGAAGGATATAGAGATGTTAAATCTTCATCAAACATATAATTGTATAATCCAGCTTGAGGACAAAATAAATAACCACCAGCATATCCTTTTTTAGATATAGGATTACGTTCTTTAGCAGGTGGAATAATTTTTTTACTTAATAAATAAGCTGAAATAGCACCATCTTGTGTTTTAGTATTAGCATATACTTCACTATAATTATGTTTTCCTTTATGGGATAAGTTTTTAGTTAATGCTAAATAATCTAATTTTTCATCTAATAATTTTAATATTTCAACATCAACAAAATTATACCTAATAAACTTTTGAATATCATCTTTAAATAATTGATCTAAATTACCTTCATATTCAATTTTATTCATTCCAACATACTTTTCACCAATAGCATCTAATCTCATAGATGGTTCATCAGCCCAACTATATTTTTTATGTAAACGCATATAATCAAGAGATTCAACACCTGCTATTTGAATGTATTGATCTTTAAACCATGGTGTTTCTCTTACATAACCTATAGGAGATAAATGTCTAGCAAAATCACTTCCCAATACATTACACATTCTATAATATAAATAAGGAATATCAAAATAATCACTATTCCATCCTACTATAATATCAGGATCCATATCCCTAAATCTTTCTAAAAATTTAGCTAATAATTCCTCTTCAGTTCTACAGGGAATAATCTCTTTATTTTTAGCTTTAGTACGTTTTAATTGCCCATCATCATCTAAGATAACAATTCCCCATTGGTCTACTTGTTTATCATACCAAGCAATTGAAGTAATCCTTTTAGGTGCAGATTGAATATATTCTGGTGTTAAAGCATCTCCCATTTCACACTCAATATCAAAAAATATTTCTCTATGAGTAGTAGATGGTTCATCATTAATACCATATTTTTCAACTAGAAACTTTTGATAAGGAGGCATATCATGAAAATGAAGTCTTGAATCATCAGATCTCCAATTTCTTACTTTTTTTAATGGTTCTCCATTTAGGCCTGTATATTGAGCTTCACTTTCATCACATTCAATGTAAGCTTGATTATCCCATTCTACTTTACTGTAGCCTTCATCTTCCCATAAATGTATTAAGTATTTGTTGTCTTTAAGCTTTCTTGCAAATGCTTTTTTATACATTATCTAAATCTGATTTTGAGAAAAATTGTTGTAAGTCTGGTTTGAAGTAATTTACTGATTTCATTACTTTTCTATCACGGGTTCTATAAACAACATAACGATTACCTATTTTTTCCCAATGACAATCTTCACCTTGTTCTTTAGCTCGTTGAGTTACAGTCAATTCAGCTTCAGCTTCATCAACACAAGATTTTGACATATTTGATGCCTGAACTTCTTGGTATGCTTTCCAAATATGACCTTTTAAACCATGTAACATAGTTCCATTACCTAATGAAACATAAGCAATATCACACAATGCATCTAAAACTTCTACAATATCACCTTTCTCACAAGCTTCTTTATATTCAGCTAGTTCTTCTTGGATAAAATCATAAACAAACATCCATTCTTTTTTTTCAGGGATTGTTGGTTCATAATTATTTGGTTTACCAAATGTTTCATTGAATTCTTCTACCTCATTTACAAAAGGTACATTCCAATATTTGTTTCCTAATTTTTCTTTTTTATCACTCATAACTATTAAATTTGATGTCCTCCGTTATTAATTTTTAATGAGTTAAAAAACTCTTGTCTTGCGTCATTTCCATTGTGTCTAAACACACCTGAAGCTTTTGTTGTAACCATTGCAGCTCCTTTATGTTTAACACCTCGGCAGCTTACACAATTATGTGTTGCTACTATTGTAATAATAACACCTAAGTTATCCTCACAAATTTTGTTTACTGCATTATGTATTGCAGATGTTAATTGTTCTTGTATAGCACCTCTTCTACCAAAGTGTTCTACAATTCTATTTAATTTACTTAAACCTACAACTGCTCCTTTTTCTGATGTAATATAACCAATATGAACCACCCCACCTATTGTTTGGTGGTGGTGTGAACACATTGAGGTTAGAGGGATGTTTCTTTCAATAACGATTCCATCATAACCATCCGAGGGAAAGGAAGTAATAGGGGTCATTTCAGTGTATCTACCAGCCCATAAATCATGTACATAAGCTTTAGCTACACGTCTTGGGGTATCATTTGAATTTGGATCATTTCTCCAATCACATTTTAATGCATCTAAAAACTTACCATAAGCTTCAGTTGCTTCTTCAATCATATCTGATTTTTCTTGATCATTTAAAGGAAAACCAGGTGCAACACCATTAGCAAATCCTTCTTGTACTACTTCTATATCGTATTTTTTCTTATTTTCTGCCATTTATAACTCTTTATTTGTTGTAATATAATAAATTTAACTTAAAAAGCCAAACTATTTTAAATAATCTTGAATAGTTTCGCTATCATCTCTCTCCCAAGGATATATTATCCATTCATCTCCTTCATGTGCAAAAGCATGTATAGTAGGTTCTACACATGATGTATGAGGTTTATAATGTAAAACAGCAGTAACATAGTCATTCCATTTTTTTAAAGTTACTCCACTATCACATATGTCATCAACAATCAAACAATTATCATAATGTTGGGGTGTATCTACATACTCTAACCCTAAAGTATGAGAAACCATAATAGCAGGAATTAATCCTCCCCTTTTTAAACCATGTACATATTTAATTTCTGGGTGTTTTTGACGAATTTGATAACATAAATTGTCAACTAATTCTTCAATTTCATTCCACCCTACATAGATTTTATTATTCATTTTTAAATAATTTTTTTTTACCCCCATCATAAACATAGGCATGACCCTCAGTAATTAAAGTTTCATTAATATTCCACTGCTTACCATCTTTATCCATTACAAATAATTCACCTAATACTCTACCATATTTTCCTAAACCATGTGATTTAATTCTAAAATATCCTGGTTTAGATGATACTTCTTCTAATAGTTGTCTTGTACGTTCTGCTGCTAATTTACCTTTTTTCTTTTCTTCAAGATCTCTTGTTCTTGATTCCCAAGTGTCTACTCCTACGAAACGAATTCGTTTTTTAAACCAAATATCAAAACCAACATCTATTAAGGCATCTACTGTATCGCCATCTACTACTCTGTCTAATTTTGCTCTGTAAATATATTTTTCCATTATACTCCTCTTTCTGTGTTATACGCAATTATGTGATCTCTCCCTGTCATATTATATCCATGTTCAGCTACCATTTCAAATACAAGAGGATACATTTTAATTAATTGTTCTCTAGTATCACCAGCAGGCATTACCCATGTTTTATTTTTAGGAATATTAAGCTCTACTCTGTAAGCTTCAATTTCTTCTAAATTTTTAGGTGTACCATCCCAAACTGGTTTATAATGATAATCTGTATGGAATTCCATCATTTGCTTAATAGCTGTAGTATTAAGTCTTTTTCTATTATGTATTTTTATGAATTTTTCGTCAACCACTCTCCCAGCTGGAGTAACAGCCCCAACAACAGGAACGGAATTACTAAACTTAGGGCTAAGAGAAATAAGACCAATAGGATAATCGGTTTCAACAAAAGCTGATCCTTCAGTTTCAATAGTAATAATAATATCTCTTTCATTTGCAAAGTGTGTTAACTCATTTACTAATGCTGGATGCATTGTTGGTGAACCACCAGTCAACATCATTTCTTTTACTTGTGGATTCTGATCATAAATATCTATTATGTCTTGGAATGTAAATATTCCCTTTTCTGGGTGGATAGATGTATACCAACTGTCACACCATCCTCCTTCTCCAAAATAACATCTATGTGTACAACCTGTTGTTCTAATAACAATTGTTGGTCTCCCAAATCTACTACCTTCAGATTGTACTGCTCTATAAACTTCTAATACGGGTAGTGTTTTGTTATAATCCTCTATTCTTTTTCGCATGTGTAAATTTTTTAAAGTGGTTTTTCATTCACTATTAATAACTTATTTTTCTGAGTAAATTGCTGAATTTTTTCCGTGTTCTCTAAACTCTACTTGTTTTACTTTAACCCTATTATTAGTTTCAGTTTTTACAAAATCATTAAGCTTATTATAAATATATTCAGCAAATTTTTCTGCACCAGTAGCTGGGATTATCCTTAATTGTATAGCTCCTTTATTTTGGGTACCACCAAATTTAGGGAGATTATCTAACATTTCAAATTCAGGTAATAAAGGATCATCTTCAGCAATAATTACAGTATGATCAAACATATAATCCATCCATTCTTTAGGTGATTTACCATCAATTTTAGTTTTAGCTCTTTTCATTCCACCAAAATCCCAAACCCAATTTCTATGATCTAATTCACCTTCAAACCATACTTTAAATGAAACACCATACCCATGTAAAAATCTACAATGTGTATTTTCTGCTTTCCATTGACGAAATACAGTACTAAAACCATCAAAAACCTTTGTGCTTGTAAACATACTTAACTATTAAACCAATTTAATACTTGCTCTTTAGTCCACCCACCAGCTTGAGTTCTTTTAATTTCATTTCCATTTAAATCTGTTAGAATTAATGTTGGGATACTTTTAACTTGATATCTTTCTGAGTTCATAGCATCATACTCTGTATTGATACTTTTCACATTAATACCATCTCTTCCTAATTGTTCTATTACGGGTTTTAATACTTGACAAGGTTGGCACCATGGAGCATTAAAAAATAAAATTCCTTTATTCATAATTTTTGTTTTAATTTATACTAATTCTTCTATTATACCTATTACTTCACTTAAGATAAGAAAAGTAACTGCCCAAAACAAGCTAAATGGAATAGCTGCATAACCTACTATTCTAACACCTGATTTTACAAAACTAATTTGTTGGTGTAGTTTTGGATCTGGGATTTTATCTATTTTAGTGTCGGGATAATCCCATCTTTCTTTCTTCATTTTTTCTTTCATAATTTTTTATTTTGTTGTCCCTCGAGGGTTCGAACCTCAATCTCCTGGACCAAAACCAGACGTGCTGCCAATTACACCAAAGGACATTTATATTAAGCTGAGTGTTGTGTTAATAATTCTTCAACATGGGATTTAGCTATATCATATTTAACAGGTCCTTTTTCATTAGCATACTCTACAGGATCAGGTCTTCCTAATTTAATAAAAGCTTCAATTCTTTCTACAGATGATGCTGACTTATAATCTGAGTACCATTTCCAAGCATTAGTTTCTGGTCTGTAATAATGTTTAATAGGTTTATATGATGTATTAGTTCTTTTATAAACTTCATCAAAATCTAATCCTAATTTTTCACAACATACTTCACCATCTTTTAATATATCAAACTTATCCCCATTTAAATAAGGTGTATAATATGTTATTTTATCAGCATCCCAATTACCTTGTTTAAATGCTTCATAATCAGCATCTCTAAATTCTTGCCTACAATCAGGATAAATTGCATGATCCCCAGCATGAATACCCATAGCAATTTTTACAGGACAATCTTTTTCATTAGCAATGGATAATGCCACAGCTTGTATAATTGATGAAAACATTTTGTTCCTATTAGGTACAACTGTTTCCTTCATGTTTTCTTCTTCATAGTGTCCTTCTGGGACATCTTCTCCACCTTCAACTAGATTTGAATTTAGTAAATCAACTAAACCATCTAACTTAATTACTCTAAAATTTACATTATGTCCTTGATAAGCATCACTAGAATTAATGTAATCTACTAATTCTTGAGCTCGTTCTAATTCTACTTTATGTTTTTGACCATAGTCAAAAGCAACTGCTGTAACTTCATAATCATTAGCTAATAAGTGTAATAATACTGTACTTGAATCCATTCCACCTGATAGAGACAATACTGCTTGTTTTTGTAAATCTAATTTTAATTGCATTCTTTAAATTTTTTAAATTGTGTTAAATTGTGGTTAATATTATATAATATTTCTTGGGTCATAGGTGTTAAACCAATAGTATCAATTTTAGTTGATGATTTAGTAAATAACCCATTTGTACTATATTTTACTCCTTCTAATCCATGAATAATAGGATTTGATGTATCTATTGATTCAATAAAAGGAAAATCTTTATAATAAGCAAATTCTTGTGGTAATGCACATCCTAATAAATGAACCCTATCTGATTTTTCAATCAATCCTGATTTATACATTCTTGATATCATCATTATACGACCCATCATTTTTCCAACTAAAGGATTAGGATGAGGAAATGCTTCAGCATACCATTCAGCCCCATAACTAAATGCTATTTTTTTATAACCTTGCATTTTTAATATATTGTAACATTCAAATGCCTCTTCATAATTTTGGGCTTGAACTACTGCTACTTTAGTTACACTTTTTGGTAGTTTTATAGATTGCCACCTTTTAGCATTAACTAATGTTGCTGTTTTATCTTGCCAAACATCAGGTACAACAAATTCATTTGGTTCTAATTCATTAATCCAATACATTAATCTATCAGAATCATATGCTTCACCTAATTCATGGAGTGAATTATCCATTATAATATATCTACCATCTTCTTTAGCTTTATAAAAATGATTTTTATAAACTTCATTTTGATCTAATAAATGAGGAAGACAATATTCATAATCATTAATATCATAACTTCTAGAAAGCATACTTATAGGAAGTTCGTGACTAGTCTTTACCATAATTTTTTACTTTATATTTAATATATGAAAATGATTGTTGTAATCCAAACCCACCTAAAAGGAGAGTCCAAATATTTGGGTGCCAGTGTTCACCACAAAGTCCAAGTGCATGTTTAATAAATTCTATCATATTACTCTTTTAAAAATTGCTTGTTCTTTTAATTTTGCCTCAATTACAATATCTGGTTCAAGACCATATGTTTGTATTTTTTCATAAATAATATCAGAGTGAGCTTGAGGACGTATTGACTCATCTAATTTTTCTTTTCTACGACTTTCTGAGTAATGACAGCATTGTGTAATTCCCTTAGGCCAAGTAATTGCAGCCATTTTTAATGCTTCTTCTTCAGTCATACCTCCAGTATTAAATTTATGATGGAAATAATCAAATGTAATTGGAATACCAATTACTTGATAAATACCATCAAATAAATCTTTTACTGAAAATTCATTAGGAGAATCATCATTTTCAATTACAAGTCGTTTTTTAGTACTATCACCTAATAATTCAAAATTTTCACAAAATCTTTTTAGTGCTGCTTTTTTATCACCATAAGCACCACCTACATGAATATTAATTTTATTGTAATTACTAGGTTCAAAACCCATCATATCAAATTGTTCAGCATGTTTATTAAGTCCTTTAATTGTTCTTTCTACAACCTTAGGAGTTGGTGATGCTAAACAATGAAAAGGACCAGGATGCATAGTAAGACGTTGACCTGATTCTGTAGCTAATTTACCTATATTTAACATTCTACTTGAAATCTCATCCCAATCCTTTAGATCTGACCATTCATATTCTTCCATCCAAGGAAATATTTGAGATGATAATCTAAATAATTTAATACCATGTTCATTATTCCAATGAATGTGTGTTTCTAAATCTTTAACATTTTGGAGTGCTAATTCAGATACATAATCTAAACCCTTTGATTCAAATGTTTTTCTACGCATAGTTCTATTTGTAAAAATACCACCCGATTTTAATGCTGTGTTAATACACGCGTAACCTAAATTCATTTATCTCGTCTTTCGTTATCAATTTGATCAGGATCCATTTGTAGGATTTCATCTAGTAAATCACCTATTTGAAACATAGTATCTTCTTTACTACGTTTAATTGCTGATTCTAAAGCTCCATCTCTTTCATCAAATGATTCTTTATGGTTTTTTAACCATTTTGCTAAAATTTCTAATTGTAATCTCATAACTTTTATTTTAATATAATATTTTTATAATTTATTTTACCTATTGTTTTTTTACCTAACATATCAAATGAATATAATGTAACACAGGTAGGACCCCATTTAGTAACATTCATTCCTCTAAATCCAGAATGAATTGCACCTGCATCTTTACTTACCTTAAATATTTGTGGATGATCCCCCCATTCACCATCATCACCTTCACGATAATCAACAACACCTTTAATATAAAATTCAACATTACCTTTTTGCAATTTTTCTCTAATATTCATATAACCTTTATTTGATTGTTTGTAACTCATTTACAGGGTAAATATACGAAAAATATCTCAGGTATCCAAGTCTTTATGCATTTATCTTTTCCCATTTTCCACTATTTAATAATTTAAAAGTACCAACATATGTTTGATTCCATTCACTTGGTTCTATTATACTTAAAAAATATTCTTTATTTTTATTTAAATATAAGTAATAAGGCTCACCTAATATTGGCTGAAAATTGTATGAAGCATTATAAATGATATTAGTCCATTTGTATTCATTTACTAAATTTTCATACTCAGATTTTAATTCATTTAATTTCGAATTAAAGTATTTATTTGCTTTAATACTATCACTTTTATCTACATTTATGGGAGCAAATGAAGGAGAGCCTATGGTAGTAGGATATTTTTTGGTATTAGCATCAAATTTACCATCATTAAAAACTACATTATCAGGTATTTTTTTCATCAAATGTTTTATATTTTAAATAAAATTTTTCAATATCAGAGTTATTATAAAATAAACGAATTATTTCTGTATTTAATAAATTATCTAAGTATTGTTTTTTATATATTATGTTATCCTTTACTTCCTTATATTGGTTTTTGTATTCTCTATTATTTGAATTATTTGTATTTTGAAAATTTGTTATACCTAATAAATTACATATTTCATTTTCATTTTCATTTAATTTTTCTAACGTGTAAATCATTATTGTATTATTATTAGGAAAATTGTAAAAATCTAATCCTTTTTTTCTATTAAAAGAATTGATTTTTGTTATTTCCAAAAACTCACGGAACCATTCATTAAAGGTATTATGATAATTTTGTTTAAAATATAATTTAATAATTTCTTTATAAGAGGTATTAGGTTTAATTTCAGGGATATAGCAATATTCTCCTTTATAATTATTATTTTTTGTTTTTACATCATTAAATAAATCATTACCTTTAGTTTGGAATAAATATGATAAATTCCTATCAATTGGGTTTCTAATTCCTACTATTATTAAACTGTTTTTACTTTTTTCTAAAACATTTTTTAAATGTAACAAGCTATGTCCATGATGTTTTTCATTTATTTTATTTTTATAATTACATCTTAAAAAATTAGCTGATGCTACTTTAGCTACAGTAATAATATTAATATTATCAAAATCTATTTCTTTTTTATTCATATCTTAAATATTCAAACAATTCAATTGTAGTTCCTTCAAATTCTTCCATTATATTTTTAATATCGTCTTTTTTAATTTTAAAATGTTTACTTAAACCATTTACTAATCTTTCCATTCTATCAAATTCATCTTTCATCCCATCTTCATACAATTTATTATAGCGTTTTCTTGCTCTAATTTCAATGTCTGTATATAGATTATCATGTTCATAATCTTTACCATGATAATTTTTAATGAATTCTTCTTGTTCTTCTTTCATCCAATGTAATTCCCATTTAGCTTGTTCGAAAAAAGGAGAACATTCAAAATCACCATTTCTAATTTTATCAATTAAAGATGCTTTATAAGGGAGATTTTTATGTGTTCTAAATCGTCTCCACCAATAAAAGGGTAATGCTCTTCTACCACTTGGTTTTTTAGGTATTCTCATTATAATTCTCTTTTTTCACCATGAATTATTTTTACAGTTGGGAATCTTAAACTAATACCACCCTTATCATTTTTAGTTTCTTCAAAATACTGAACCGTAATTATTTTTCCAAGAATAGATCCATCCATGTATTGTAAACGTTGTTCTTGAGTAAACCCACTACCAACCTTTACTATATAACCCTTATGATTAATCCATACTTGTGATAACATTGTCATTGACTCTGATTTACCATCTCTAACTACTTCATGTGTATCAATATCCCAACCTAATACTTCATATTCAGCATCATGAAATGATTTTACTTTAAGTAAATTTTTACTACGTTTACCTTCATAAAATGTATCTTTACGTAACATAAATCCTTCCCAATTATTATCACTTGCCATTTGGTTCCACATATCAAAATGTCTTTCATCAGTAATAACTGCTTGATCTAAATAACGTAATGTTTCTTTAGTGTCATATCTAGGACCCAACCATGTTCTTAATGTGTGTAATCTTTCTGATAGTATATCTGTTGATTTACCTTTATCAAATTCAGTTTTATGAATCATATCAAATATCATAAACGTAGGATTTTCAATTTGATGATCTTTACGTCTAAGTTCTTTCATTACACCTTGAAAATCTTCATTACCATCTTTATCCAATAAACATATTTCACCATCAAACACATAATTGATAATACCTGTAGCTTCAATAGCGTATTTAATTTTATTCAATGTGGTGAATTCTTTACCCATTCTACTATACAATGTACATTTACCCATTTCATCTACAACTGCTAAACAACGTACACCATCTAATTTTCTACTAGCATACCATACTTCATCTGTATCTTCACCAAACGAAGCTAATTTAGGTTCATATGTTTGAGCTAATGCTACATTGAATTCAGGAATTAAATTTGGAAATGCTTTATTGATTACCTTAGCACCTGTTCTGGTTTTAAGATCTTTATCAATTACATTATAAATTAAATCTTCATAACCTGGATTAGCAGTAATGAAACCATTTATTTGTGCTATGGCATCATGACCTGTATATTTTCTGTTAGTTAAATCATCTAATAAACTAAATATAGTTTCATGTGTGTTGTACTTAAATAGTCCACTGTTTTTCTTACATGTTTTACTAGTAACGTAATACTGTTTGTAAGGGTTATAAGTGTACTCAAGTACTTTTTGTATGAATTCTGATTGTTGTTTTAGTATTTCTACTTTATCTAAGCTACTTGAGGTATCCCTCATTTGTTCTACAAATTCTTTTAATTCTTTCATATATTTATCTTTCTAAAATTACAAATGCACCAAAATACTTATCAAATGTTTCTACTAGATGTTCATAATCTCCTTCCATCATTTCATTTAATATTTTACTTTCATCTAAACCTAATCTTTTAGCATAACTTTTTGCTCTACCTAGTAAGTAAAAAGCATTACCATCTGAACCTGTTAAATCAATAATATCGAACTCTTGCTCAATTTTTTTTCTTATCATAACCTTTATTTTTTTATCATTATTTACAGGGTAAATATACGAAAGATATTTCAGGTAGCCAAATGCTTTCATAGAAAAAGAAAAGGCGCTTAATAGCGCCCTTTCCCAAAATATGTTATTTTAAACTTATTTTTTGTTTCCTACGAAAAAAGATGCAAGAATTACTAGTACTACTAATCCTACAAATCCACCATTACCTAGTGCACTTACAAGAGCAGTAATATTAGCTACTACATCCATCCCGAAAACCGATCCACCTGTTAAGACGAACCATAGGATTGTTACAGGAACTAAAGCCAAGAATAATGACCCTAATCCACCTAAAAATCCATTTAAATACGAAAATACCTTTTCCATTTTTTTAGTTTTTGGTTAATAATTAGTTTAAAATTTAAGACCTACGCCTAATTGTAAATTAGTCGTTTTCTCACCTGTGTTGTAAACAACTTTAGGATCTACAAAGACTCCTTTGTGTACTGTAAACATTTTACCAAGACCTATACTTAGCATATCTGTATCTAAGTTTGGTGCTGATGCATATACAAAGTAACCTCTTACGAAGTATCTTGCATGCGCGTCAATAACTTGATCAGCAGTTGAATCAGCTTGAGAAATGTTAACACCTATCATAAGGTTATCAGTTACTCCATATCCAACTGTTGGATTTACGGACCACTCAGTCCATGCTTTGCTAGAAATGTCACCTGTACCAATGTACCAGTCACCTTTCTCCTGTGCGTTCACTCCAAAAGCTAAACCTAGCCCTAAAGTTAAACATAAAATCATTCTTTTCATTTTTTTGATTTTAATTAAACAAATAAATATATGGGACCGTCCCATATATACTTTTATACTTTTTGGAAAAACGTAGCGAATGCCACTTTTCGTGTGGCATCCTTTAACATTTTTTCCAAAATGTATTTATGCAATATACGAATTTAAATTCGCATAGCCACACTAAGTTGAGAAACTCACGCATCTATGAACAATGCGTGGTTCATAATTATTTTTATTTTGATAATCTTTTAAATTGTTCTTTAAGAGTTTCACCTCTCCAATTTACTGCTTCTTCAAATGCCCCTGATGCTGACTCATCTTCAACAGCTTTATCACCCATTTCATTTGCAGTGTAAAGCTTTTCTTCCATATAATCAGCTCCTGTTTCATAGTTAACTGAGAAGAATTCTTCAAATTCATCTTTAATATCTTCATCAGAAGCACCTCTAATATCTTCTATATGAGTTTTAACAAAATCAACTAAGATTTTATCATCCATTCCTGGAAATAATGGTTTTATTTCTTTAACTTTGTCTAATATTATATTCATATTTTCTTCTTTTAATTCTTTGTTTTCATCAACAGGACCATACATTGTAGCTGCAGATGCTAATTGATTAGCTAATTGATCTACCATACTTCTAATTCCTGTATTTTTTATTTCAGACCAATCTCCATCTCCTTCATACCAAATATAAGCATAATCGGCACCATAATTATCAATTTCTTTAGCCATTTCAAGTAACGCATCTTCCCAATCTAAATCTCTACCAAGTTCTGTTTTATCAGGATTTCTTTTATTATTGGCTTCTATATTACCATCATCATCTATATATGAAATATAACCAGTACCTGCTATTTTTTTAGCTAATTCTTCATTACTAAAATATTTGTCTAGCATTTTTCCTAAATGATCAGGATAACCATCATAATGATTATAAGTAGTAGTTAATACTCTATCATCATCAAAATATCCTATAAGTGCTCTTGTTGCCATATTATTTTAGTATTTATATTCTCTTTCATCCATTGTAGAATTCATTGAATTATCTGGTGCATCATGTGGTTCTACATTATACTCATCAACAATTTCTTTCTTGGCTTTTTTCTTACCATTAACCTTATCTAATTGTTTCTCATATAATTTTTTAGATCTTTCTAAGAGTTTAATTTCTTTTTGCATTTCTTTAACTCTTTTCTTATCTATTAATTCTGATAAATTTTCATCTTCTTGAACCATATTGATTCTACTATTTTTAGCCTCAATAGCTTCATCAATAGCTGCAATTTTAGCTTCTAAAGTAGTAATAGCTCCTGCTTTATCTATTTCAGCTAATTTTTTATCTAATTCAGATTTTTTACCTTCATTAATAACACCTTCAGTAATTGGAGTTAATATATAATCTCCAGATTTGTGTTTTTTAACTTTAGACATTGCATCAATGATTTTCATCATTTTTAACTTTGATATACCTAATTCATCTGCTAAATCTTCAAATGGATCTTTTCCTGCTGCTCCACCTTCATCTTTTAGTACTTTTTCTACTTTTTTCGCAACATCTTTATCATCAACTACTTCCTCAGCTTTTTTAGCTTCATAAGCAGCTTGTACACTTTCTAATGTTGGTAATGGTTCACCTGTTTTTCTATCATAGAATCCAGGTGCATTTTCGTTTAATAACGTTTTTTCGCTAACAAACTTTTTAAGATCAAAATTATCCATGTTTTTATATTTTGTTATAAATATGTGAAAATTAAGCTAGATTATATTTTTTACTATATTCCTCAACAAATGATGAACCTACACCAATATCTAATATAATTGCTTTTTCAGGAACACCTGGTAGTTTTTTAGCTGTTAAAATATAATCAATATTTTCATTATTCCATACTTTTATTTTAGTTTTAGCATTAGAACGATTTGATGTTTTAAAAGCCATAACAACAGGCATTTTTCCATATGCCTTACCTTTTTCTATTTTAATTTTTTCTGTTCGTTCTCCTTTAGGGGGAAATTGTTCTACTTTATAAGCACCATTTTTAGATTTTTTATCATCAAAATGCCAAATAGATTTACTACCCAATTCTGGTTTTGAAGGATATTCTAAAAATTCTAATTTATATTTAGTTTTGTGAACTATATTTTCTGATGGTCTACCTCTACTCATATTATTTTTATTTATAGGATAAATATACGAAAGATATCTTGCTTTTCCAAATCATTTACGGGAAGTCTTCAACCAATCTAACCAAAATCCTATAGCAACTAATATATTCATACCCAAAGATGCAATTATTTCTTTAATATCTCCATAAGTATTTAATGATAAATGAATATGACCTACTATCCAAAATGGAATAGCTAATTGTTGACTAATCCAAATTAGTACAAATTTAATAAATTCTTTCACTTATTAAGATTTTGAGGGTGGTTTTGGAATTTTTGAGAGTTTTTCAGCATACCAATTAGAATCCCATCCCCCATCTGATTTTTCTTTTTTTAATGCTTCTACAGCATTTCTATAATTTTCTTCTTCTTTATCAATTATCCCATCTTTATTTAAATCATACTTATCATAATGTAACCCATCATTTCCGTTTTGGCCTATAACATCCATTCTTTTTTCTTCTGGAAAATATCTATTAGGAGGCATTGGGATTACTACTTTTAATTTTTCTTGGTTTTCTTTTACTCGTTGTTTTAAATCTTCAGATGGTATTGGATATTCTTTATCAAACTCCATACCTTCAGGAACTGACATTTTTACCTTTTTAGGCTGTCTTATCCTTATAGGTTGGGGAATAAATTTAGGTGATTTAATTTGATCAAAAGCAAAATTAGCTGCTACTACTAAAGCAATTGCTAGGGGATCAAATACAAAAATAATGGTTAAAAGTAGCCAATTAATGATTTTGTCCATAGGAGTTCCAGTTAATCCCGATAGATATTTTAAAGGACCTAACTCACTAGAAACAGCATCACTAGTTCTTACTTCAACTATTTCAGTTTCATATTGAAATATTTTATCGTTCAAATCATCAACTTTAGAATTTATTATTGTTTGTCTTTCAATAGCTTGATCTAATTGTTTTTCTAAAGCTCTACGTGTTGATGATGAAGTTGTTGTAACTATATTACCACTTGTGTCTGTATACTGTATTATATTGTTACTTAAACCATTACGTAAGCTCGTTACGGATTTATTTATACTTGATTTTTCTTCATTATATACAATTAACTGTTCTTTTATATTATCTCTTTTAGTTTCTATTAAAGTAATTTGTGCATCTATATTTCCGGCTTTTGCAGCTGTTTCTTGATAGGCTGCAGATAAAAACCCATAAATCCCCATAGAAGTGATTAAAATTAATACTACACAGGCTATAGATAAATAATATTTTAATAATTTAGGTAGTGTCTTTCTATATTGATATAAAAGAGATGCTATAACTAATTTAGCTATTTCTAATGATGCAGCCATTATTATGACAGCAAGTGCAGCTCCTGCAAATAATTTACTTAAACCACTAATTGAATAAAATGCTGCTGATAATGAAACTGATAATGCAGAAAATGCAATTAACAGAGGAAATAATCTTACTTGGATATTTTTCCACATAACTTAAATTTTAATTAAATAATATCTTTTGACTCAATAAGAGTATAAGTAAATGAATTACCCCAAAGATCTTTTGCTTGATTACATATTTTCATAAACACAGCAAAATCATCATTTGATGCTATTACTTGACAACCAGCTGACCATTTATCTATTCTTGTTGATTTGCCCCCAGTTTTAGCTGTTGCTCTATGAATGTTAATTCCAAAAATACCATTTTCAACATCTTCTTCTAAACAATCATAAATCCCATCCTGGTTATCATCACGATAAACTTCTAATGGTTTTTGTTGTCTTAATGCTTCATATTTACCTTGATGTAAACCTATTTTGTGAGAACCTCTATATTGATTTGGTTTTAATATTGCTACTCCATTAGGATTAAGTAAATTTTCAACCCAATGAGTTCCTGGATCTGTTGTACATTTAAAACAATGAAATTTCCATTCACCATCTAATTTATAAGATAAAGTAATACAATCATCAAAAGCATTTGTGACTCTATTTTTTGTTTCTGAATTTCTAACTCCTATAATATTAAGGTTAAGATCTCCTGATTTAAAATATCTATAGCCTTTTGAAGCCATAGCATTTTCTATTTGTTCTCTTGTATAACAGTCCATAATTTTAAATATTAATAATCGTCTTCATCATCATAATAATCATAATCATCATAATCCTCTTCATCATCTTCAAATTCAGGTTCATAGTCAAATATACCACCTAATGTATTTTTAGTATATTTACCTTGTCTTGATTCAATGTAGTCTAAAATCATATCTAATACATCTTTAAGCATTCTTTCATAAGAATTATCTCCAGATGGTTCATCAAAAAGTTTAACCATTGCTGATTTTAAAGGATGATTTGCATTAACTAAAAATGAATGGGCAGGACCTGCTGTTTCAGTACCATACCCTTCAAAATATTTATCTCCATCATTATAAAAACGATAAACAATTCTATTAATAGCTCTTAGCATTTCACCTTCTATAGTTTCAGCATCTCCTTGTCCAGGTACTAATTTATCATATAAAGGTTCGTTTCTATCTTCTAATTCTTTACCAACAAATTCTGTAATTGTTTTTTGTTCTTTTACAGGTTTAATATTAGTTTTGATAATGTTTTTAATAATACGTCTTAATATTACATTATCTTCATTTGATGATCTATTAATAAAATCTTCTAAATAATCTATGTCAGAGTCACTTAAACTATGACCTTCAGCTAAATATGAAGGTTTAAATTGATTAACTATTTGATCTACAGCTTTATATAAATCTAATTTATACCCTGGTGATCTAAATGATCCTCCTACTTGTTCTAAAGCTTTTACAGCTTTATTCATTTCAACCATTAATTGTCTAGTAAATTGATCAATTACAGCTTGTGCTTGTTTTTCTTCACCTTGGGAAACAGTTCCATCTGGATTAGCTTCATTAAGAAATGCTCTAAAGTTTTTTAATTCTTTCATATTATTTTCTGTTTGCGAATTTTTCTAAACCAGCAATACCAAAACATCCCAGTACTACTATTACAAATGAATCATAAATATATTCATTTATTACTAAGTCTTTTCCAATCCATCCTGTTATTAAATCAGCTACCATTACAACTACCATCATTAGGAATGCAATGAAACCAACTATAGATTTTTCATTATATTCATTTTCATCTTTAAAAATTTCTTTCCAACTCATAGTTTTAATTTTTAATTATTCTTTTACTATATCTTTTATCTTCATGTATTATTGTCATATTATAAATACCTGAAGGGAAATCATTTATATCAATTCTATTAGAAGCATTATTAGATTTAATTAATAATTTACCAGTCATATCATAAATTTCAACTTCTATTTCTAATCTAGTTTCTATATGAATTAATCCTCTTGTTGGGTTAGGATAAACAACTATACCTAAAGCCGAAACATCAGGAATATTAGTTGGCCAACCTAATTGACAATAATCATACATTGATTGGCATGTAGGATCCCAATCGTTAGTACAACAATAATCATCTACACTAATTACCCAAGCATAACATCCATCATTTAACCAATATGGTATTCCAGGTCCTCCATAACAACCAGCATCATATAAACATGCTGTTGAATCTGAAACGTTAGCTGCTGGGTTGTAATTGTAAGCTGAAACATCAGTACAACCAGGAACTGCTGTTATACATGAATTATCATCAAAACAAGCAAATTCGTTATAGTTAACTGATAAAGGATCAGTACAACCAGCAATTAAACAACAACTATTGTCATTTGTATTAGCTAAAGGATCGTAATTGAAAGCAGCTGCATCAGTACACCCGTAAATAAATGGTATACAAGATCCGTTGTCTGTATTAGCTAGTGGATTATAATTAAATTGAGTTGGATCAGTACAACCATATACTACAGGTACGCAAGATCCGTTGTCTGTGTTAGCTAAAGGATCGTAGTTGAAAGCTAAAGGATCAGTACAACCATAAATTGGTAAAATACATGTTCCATCATCGTCTGTTGCTGTAATATCAAAGTTTAAAGCAATAGGATTAGTACAACCCGGTATTTCTAATTCATCACAAATACCATCACCATCTGAATCCAGTAAACACACATTATTACAATCATAATATTGTACTGGATATTGACATCCATTATTAACTGTCGCTGTTGAATCAAAATTACAAGCAGCTATATCCATACAACCAATGTAGTAACAAGAACCATCATCAGTATTAGCAAGAGAATTATAATTGTCTGCTGTAGAGTCAGTACATCCATTTATAAATGGTATGCATGAACCATCATCAACATTAGCTAGTGGATCATAATTTATTGCAAAAACATTAGTACATCCATATAAGAATGGCATACATGAACCATCATCTACATTTGCTAATGAATCATAATTAAATGAATTTGTATCCATACAACCTAAAACTACTGGTATGCAAGTATTACCACAGAAAGGTATATCTACATATTTTGTCCAAAATGGACTTTCAAAGCTTTGTAGTGCTCCTTGACCATTATTAGCAAAAGGATTTTGACCTTCATGTATTAATACAAAACCATCAGCGTTTGTAAGTTTAAATGAATTATGCCAAGTTTGGAATTGAACTTCTTGAGGTGGTTGTTGTGGTCCACCTACTTCAAAATAAAATACTTCTACTGGAATTCCTGGGTCTAAAATAATATTCCAAGAATTAACATAATTACCAGGACCCATTGTATATGTTCCAAGGTTAAGACCATTTTGATAAACACCAATATAAGAATTACCCCAACCATCTCCTGCTGCATCAAATATTTCTAACAAGTAATTACAGTCAGGTATTAAATCCATTATAGTTGCATTTGGATCGTAATTAAATGCAGTTGAATCTATACAACCATAAGTGTGTAGTGTAACACATGAACTATCATCTACATTAGCTAATGGATTAAATTCTACATAGTCATCATCTGTACATCCTAAAACTGGGGGTATAGTAGGACAAGGTGTTCCAAATTGTTGTCCTGAATATAATATATTTCCAAATCCAGGATTATCCATATACCAAATAGTATCACCATTACAGTCATAAATAACAATCATACCATCCATAGAACCACCAGAAGTAGAACCAGCCATACCATCACCGTAAGTATCGTTTACAATTAATTCAAATCCTGCGTTTTGATCTATACAAAAAGTATAAGTATATGTTTGACCTATATCATTAAAATCATATGTTCCCGGGGTTGCTTCATCTACTACACCTAAACTATTCATTATCCATGATGTTTCACCAGGCCAATTGTCCAATGTAATTTCCATTGTTATTTGATATTGTGTTGCTGTGTCACAATTTGTCCCCGCACAACTACCATCATCATAAGTAGCCCAAGGATTGTATGATACTTGTGTAGGATCAGTACAACCAGCTATACAAGCAGTAGGTGTATAAAATATAGTATCAGATAAAGTACCATCTAAAAATTCAACTTGACCATAGTGTTCTACTGACCAATTAGGTGGCATTTGACCATTACCAGCATAAACTGCAAAATCTAATGCGTTAGGATTAAGTCCATATTGGAAAGGACCAACACCATTTTCGTTTGAATACCAAAATTTTACAGGTGTACAATTTGTATTACTATCTAAAGTCCAATTAAATATAACAAGTGTTTGGCCACCAGGTAAACAGTTTTGTGATGCTGTAGAAGTTAAAAGACCCTGACATGGGGAAAATATACATGAGCTAGGGTCTGAAATATAAGCGGTTGAATCATAATTCAATGCAGATGGGTCTGTACAACCAACTGTTGGTGGGGCGCAGGGAGCAACAGTAAGAGTCTGTATTAAACTGTCTCCAAAATCTCCTGCAACATACATTAAAGTATCTTGACATGAATTACTAATCATAAACCAACCATCAGTTCCACCCCATTGAGATGAACCTAAACCATCACCAAAAGAATCATATATACTAGCAATTATTGTACCACTAAGTTGAACAATAGTGTCATACATTGTATTAGGTAGCATATTGCTACCATTTTCTATAATAATGGGTGAACCACCAGGAGGTGTAATATTCCAGCTTGTTTCAGACGGATAATTGTCCGTCATTAATTGTATGTGAATCCAAGAACCCTGTGTGTAACCTAAAAAAGGTATTAAAAGTGTTAGTAATAATAACTGTAGTTTTTTCATTATTTAATTTTTAAAAATCTGACATTATAATTTCATCAATCTTCTCTTGTACATCTTTTTTAGTTGCTTCCATTTGCATCATAATATTTGCCTGAAATCTTCTAACTTCTTCTCCATCACTATATATTACAATTGTAGGAACAACTACTATTTTATATTTACTTGCTGCTTCAGTATCAGTTTGAATATCAATAAATTTTTTAGAACAATCATTTAATTCATCAATCCAAAGTACTTTATTTGCTTTATTAAACCCAGCATTAAATTGTACTACACATAAACCCTCATCTTCACAAGGAGATTGACCATTTGCTGTGTTTGAAATTAACATAAGGAGTAATATTAATAAATATCCTCCAAATATTTTTATTGATGTATAATCTTTTTCCATATTATTGGTTTCTACGTTTATCGATTTTCCCACCTTGAACCATCTTCGTAATCTAACCTTTCTAAAATATATACTATATCTTTTTTAATGTCTGTTATATCATTTTGAGTATTTTTAATTATAACATACATACTATCTTGATATGCTATATCTTCTTTAGTAGGAACCCACATTTCCTCTTCATTACTACTTTTAACTTCTATCATTTTAATTTCTTCTTTTGACCAAACATTAGCAAGTACTATTGTACTGAATAATAAAGCAACTATAATCATTATAGTTGTAGGTGATGTTAAGCAAATATTTTTATTAAAAAATTTCATATAATTATCTACCGTATAATTTATCCTCTATTTTTTCTAAAGTTTCTTTAATTTCTTCTACATCTTTTTGAGTATCCATAATGGTTTGTCTTACTAATTGGTCTTTCATATCAAATTCCATTCTAGTAATAGCTGGAGGTGGGGGTACAGGTAATTCTTTTGCTTCTTGTATATCTGCTTGTAATGCAAACCACATACCTACTACTGTAGTAATGGCAAATCCTATACCTACTAGAGTTTGTATACTAACATTAAAACTTGTGTTTTCACTTAATTCTTTTGCCATTTTTTAAAATATTATATAATTCATCCCTACAGAAAAGTCATGCCACTCTCTATTCCAGTATTTATTGTATTTTCCTTCTATAAATACCCCTAAATTTTTATTGTATTTGTATCCAAATATTAAACCACCTGAATAATCATACCACTGTTCACCATCATTAAAGTTATGATATGAAAATTCACTACCACCATCATAATGCCACGGCATTAAATTACCCCATGAGTGTAACCAAAATGTTTTAGTATAATGATAATAATCAAATCCAATAACTAATGAATGTTGTATAGTGTTGTTTTGTTGGTCTCTTTTTTTCTCAGTATAGTCAGCTAATATTTGTGGGATAACTACTGCTTCCCAAACTTCATTATTTTCTGCTACTATATTTCCTTGTGGGTCTAGATATTGAATAATATCATGTGAAATAAAATTAACATTATAACCTTCTTCTAATGCTAGATATGTGTAGTGCAAATTACCATTTGATAATTTCCACTCTTCTAATGGATCATAACCATAAGGTTCAGATAAACGTTGAACTGCACCAAGATTAAATGATAATTTATTATTATATTTGTATCTATAACGCTCTGATGCTTCAAAATATTCTATGTCAGCAAACCCATCTTGTAAATATTCAATTTTAGCAGTAAAATTTTTAATACATATGGGTTTAGTACATTTATCATTTCCACATTCAGATACATATCTTAAAAAATGATGTTGATCTAAATATTCAATTCCTTCTTGTCTTTTATAATCAACCTCAAATAAAAATTCAAATCCTTTAACTTTACCAATAGTAGCAGCATCTGAAAATGAGTTTTCTTGACCCTTTTTAAATGCTTCTTTAGGTTCATAACCCATTCTAGCTATTTTTCTAACTCCTAATGCTAATGTATAATCAAATGGGGTTTCAATTGTAGTTGTTGTTAAACCATCTGTAACTGAATAAACATCAACATTAGAAAGAGAAGTTCCTCCGTTTACTGCTGCATAGAATGTAGAAAATTTAAATATTTTCTTTAATTCATTTTGAGAATAAGAATTTAAAGAAAAAAGTAGAAAAAGTAATAGTAATATGTTTCTCATCATTATTTCTTTTTAGGTGCAGGTCTACCCTTATTTGCTTCCCATTCTGAGGTAGTAGTATTGTTTTTTTTAGGTCTACCTCTTCGTTTTTTACCTTTAGAAGCATTAACAACATCTTTAGATTGAGTAGCTACATTTTTTAAAGCTTTTTTTACATCTTTAAATTCATCAGCCATTTCTTTAGCCCTATCTTTTACTTCATCATAAACTTCAACAGCTTTCTCGTCTAGAGTTGTCTTATTCAAAAGCCAATTCCAAAATTGTGTTAACTTTTCCATATAAGTGTTTTACTATAAATATATGGGGAATAACTACTAGTATACTAACCGTCGCAAGAAACACAATCAGCCATACGAGATCCTAAATCTCCTTTAATTACTGAATCAGTTCTTAAATAATATAATGTTTTTACACCTAATTTCCAGGCTTCCATATGAACTTGATTAATCCATTTTGGGGAATCTGTTGGAGAAAATGCTAAATTAAGTGATTGGGTTTGATCAATGTATTTTTGTCTAATTGCTGCTTGTTGGACTAATGCTAATTGGTTTGTTTCCGCAAATGTTAAAAATACTTCTTTTTCATCTTCAGTTAAAATATCAGCAGGTAAATTTTGTACTGAACCTTCATCTGCTAAAATTTGATCCCAAACTTTACTTGTATTTTTACCTTTTTCTGTTAGTAATTTTTCTAGTTCTGGATTTTTAACAATAAAAGTACCTTTAGCACCATTAAAAGTATAAACATTTGCTGGTTGTGGTTCAATTCCAGCCGAGCATCCTCCTATTCTTGAATTTGAAACTGTAGGGGCTATAGCTAAAACATGAGTATTTCTCATTCCTGTTCCTTTACACCATAAAGGTTCACCATATTCTTGAGCTAATTTTCTTGATGCTGCTTCTGCTTCACTTCTAATTTTAGACATTATTGTGTGAGTCCAAGCTGTAGAAGCTATACAATTAAAAGGTAGATTTTTCTTTTGTAAGAAAGTATGCCAACCCATTATTCCTAAACCTAATGCTCTACCTTTTTTAGCATGTTTATGGGTACGCTTCATTGCTTCTTTTCCATTAGTTTTATCAATAAATTCTTGCATAACACCATCTAAAAAGTATGTAGCAATTTCAATAACATCTGTGTCCTTCCATTCATCATATTTTGCAAGATTTAACGAAGATAAACAGCATATAAATGAGTGCTCCTCATCTGTATAGAGTGTTATTTCTGTGCAAATGTTTGTCATTGAAACATTAAGATTATTCATCATATAAGCTAAAGGATTGTCTTTATTTACATTGTCTTCAAACATAATATATGGTTCTCCTGTTTCCATTCTTGATTTTAGAATTTCTAACCATATTTTCATTGCTGTTTCATCTCTATCATTTAATTTTCTCATAAATGAATCATCAACAACAACACATTGATGTAAATTTAAACATTGTCTATTAGGATCACCTTTAGGTCTTCTAATTTGTAAATACTCTTCAATATCAGGATGAGATACTTTTAAATTAACAGAAGCTGCTCCTCTTCTTACATTACCTTGATTAGTAGCAATAATAGCAGAATCATAAATCTTACACCAAGGTACTACACCTTCTGATTTACCATTACCCCTAATTTCAGCTCCTCTAGGTCTAATTCTAGAAACAGAAACACCAACACCACCTCCTGCTGCTGTTAATTTCATTAGTTCAGCATTAGTTAAACCAATTCCTCTAATTGAATCAGGTGTATCAACACCAAAGCAAGAAATAGGTAAACCTCTATCTGTACCTGTATTTGAAAGTACAGGAGATGCTAAACCAATCCAACCATTCCAAATATATTTAAAGAATTTTGATTCTAAATCAGGGCGATTTAACCTAATTGCTACTGCGTGAGCAACTCTTCTATATGCTTTTTTAGGTGTTTCTCCTGGTAGTAAATATCCTTTGCTAATTGTTGATAAAGCTACTTCATCCATAAATTCAGGGTAATCTTTACCCTTCTCCCATTGGGAGTAATCTGCTACTAAACTATTATTATCCATTTTTTATATTTTTAAAATATTGCGGACGCATCCCAATCTTGTACTCCTTTACTATAATTTGTTACTCTATTTGCAAAGAAATCTGTATGTTGTTTTCCAGCTGATAGATGATCAAACCATTTCATTCTTTCTACTGCTTTAACATCAATACCATTTACAATAGGTCTATAACCTAAATCACCCATTTTAGTATTTACTCTATGTTTAATAAATGAAATTAAATCATCTTTACTACAACCTTCTAAATCACCCATCTCATATACTTTTTCAATAAAATCTAACTCTAATTGTAATGAAAGTAAAGCTGCTTCATTAATTGCTGCTTCTAATTCTGGTGTTTTTAATTCTGGTTTTTCTTCTAATAATGTTCTAAATAACCAACACCCAGCATCTGAATGCATTGACTCATCTCTAATTGACCATTCAACAATTTGACCCACACCTTTTAATTTATTTCTTAATTTAAATGATAATAAGACAGCAAAAGATGAAAATAAATTTACTCCCTCTGTAAATGCTGAGAATATAGCTAGTGATTTAGCTCTTTCATGCCAATCTACCTCACCATTAAATGAATCTCTAACATTCATTAATGTTTCAATTTTAGCCATTGTGGTTTCATCTTCTAAAAACTCAGAAAAATCATCTAAACCTAATTCTTCATTTAATAGACTATAAGCTTCAGCATGAATAGTTTCCATAGCACCAAATACAGTTGCCATAGCAATAATTTCTGGTTTTCTAAACCATTTTGTAACTAATCCAGTCCAATAATCATTAACTACTGTTTCAGTTTGGGCAAATCCCTTTAAAATCGAACCTATAATATTTTTTTCGGTTTCTGTTAAATTTTGCTTCCAATCATTAATATCACTCATCATTGGAACTTCTGTATGAATCCAATGTGCTTGTTGTTGTTTTAACCAATAATCAAATGCTGTTGGATATTCAAAGGGTTTATATACTATTCTTTCTTTTGTTATGTCTTTTCTTGCCATTTTATTTTATTTATTAAGTTACGAATTTAATTCAAAAAATTTCTTTTGCAACTCAGATCTATCAAATTTATCTATTCCACTAAAACTATTGGTTTGTGGGATTGGAGTATTATCAGTACTATCTTCTTCTTCATTATAAAGATCATTAGATACTTCAAAATGTCCTGTAGATGTATCTGCTTTAACTCCAAATGTTAATCCATCCATCCCATATCGATTTTTCATAATATGGAATCTTCCCGTTCCTTCTACTTTATCTTTACGTTGTCTAGAAAGAGAAATACAAACATCTGTTATCATAATTTTATCATATGATCCAGCTGCTTTATCTCCCTCTACAATATTATCTTTAGCACCAGCTCTATTTACTTGAGAAACACTCCAAACTGGGATATCTAACTCACGAGCTAATCCTTTTGTACTAGTATAAATATCATCAATTTCACCTTTACGATCGACAGTCCTTCTTTTTGATGAAAGAAGATCAACATAATCAATTATAATTAAATCAGGTTCAATTCCCATATCTTTTACTTTTTGAATATGCGCTTCTATAGTAGAAATTGTTGCTTTACCTGTAGGAAATTCTTTTATTATTAAATTTCCTTTTATATCACTCATTAAGGTTTCAATTTTATCTTTATGTTTTTGGATTTTATCTACACCTATCCTAGAAAAGAAAGCATCATATCTTCTTCCTACATATTGTTCTCCTAATTCTAAAGTATAATGTAAAACATTATATCCTAATTTAACCGCATGTCCTCCTAATGCAACTAACGACCAAGATTTACCACCCCCTGGATTACCAAATATAAGGCCAAAATCTCCATTTCCGAGGCCTCCCTGAAGTAATTGATTAATTTTATCCCAAGGGGTTTTAATTGTCGTTCTACTATCTTCTCTATATCTTGATTCAACGTCTTTAGCATATTCATGTCCTATATTTTTATCTTGTCCAGCTTTAATAGCATTATTAATTAATGATCTAATAGATTCATAATCCCCACCTTTTAATAAATCAACACTTTGTAATAAAGCTCCTTTTAATTGTTGATTTTTACAAAAGGCAGCAAATTCTTCTTGTACATATTTTAAATCATCACTTGAACTTTTATAAGCTTCCTTAAGTTGTTCTTTTATAGATATTTGTAAAACTTCATTTCCACATTTTTGTAATTCAACAGCTAATGTTTCCATTGAAGGTGTAGTATGATATTTATCATAATACCTTAGTATTTCTTTAATAATCCATTTATGAGCTTGGTTATCAAAGTAATCTTCAACTAACATATCGTTAATGTTTACTAAAAATTCTTTATGTGTTAATAAAGAAGAAATTACCTTAATCTGGAAGCTAGTTCCATATGAATTTAAATTTGTTAATGTCATATAACTATTTTTTTACAACTAAATTTTGAAAACAATCTTTAACCCAAAACTCAACATTTCTAATTAAACCACCCATTTGGTCTTCATTATACATTGCTACGAATTGATCTGGATAATACGAAAGGTCGTTTGATTCTACTACCTTATCTAACCATTCTTTGTCTTCTTTACTAAGCATAGGATTACTTAAATCCATTATTTTATAATTTTTTTCTAAATCATCCTGACCATGAATTATTCTAGCATATACAACATGGTCAGATATTTTATTTTCACAAATATTTAATATATCATCCCAATTCATATCTTTTTCTACTAATTCAGGGAATTTTTTTAATAAACCTTTTTCACCTAATCCTTTAACACCCTTAATTTTATCAGAATTATCACCTAATAATGTTTTGTGTAAAATAAAATTATGAGGAGATATTTTATATTTATCAATTACAGTTTGAGCTGTGTAATATTCCTTTTCCATAGGACGGTAAACAATAATATTATCACTAACTAATTGTAAAAAGTCTTTATCTGAAGATACAATAAATGCTTTATCTTTAGGATGTTGGGGAATTGTTTTACTTAAATATGCTATAATATCATCAGCTTCTACTTTATCAATACTTACAGTTTTAACAGGTAATGTCTTTAAATATTGAATGATTCTAACCATTTGGTCTACCTTAGCATCATCCTCATCATCTTTATCATCAAATGCATCCCAATTAGTAATACGTTGAAGATCTCTACCTGATTTATACTCGGGCATTATATTTTTTCTATTATTAGCAGAACCAGCACCATCAAATACTACATAAACTTGAGTAGGATTTATTTGTCTAATCATAGCTCCTAAAGAACGAAAGAATCCACCTAAACCCCCAATATGAATACCTAAAGGGTTTACCATATTTAATACAGCAAAATTTCTAAAGAATAAATTTAAACCATCTATAAATAATATTCTTTCATGAGTTTCAGTCTCTGGGCCTTGCTCCTGGATACTGTCCAGAAGACTAAATAGTTCTTTTTGTTTCATATGGTGTGATTTTATTCCCGGAATATACGAAAGATATTCCGGGTATCAAAATTTATTGTGGTTCTTCTCCAAAAGATGTTATATCAGTGTAGGATTGATCTTCTTCTACTACTCTGAAATCACCACCACCTAATATAGCAGCCCAATCATCTTTTCTAGCATCTTTATAATCTTTTAATTCTCTGTCATTATCATTAATAAATCCATGGGGAGTCATAACAATTTTACCTCTTGTAGTAACGCCATTAATATGGTTTTTATCAATTTGAATATTTACTCTTTTAGCAAATTCAACTTGTTTACCATCTTTAATAGCTTTTATTTTAGAGGTACCAGCAGACATTACGTTACCAAAGGTAACTACAAATGTAGAATCAAACCACATTGCATATCCTCCTTTATTCATTAATTTAGGTTGACCCATTGGGGATTCTGCTTTTAACGTCCAAACTTTATTAATACATACAAGTGTATTAGTATATGGAGATGATTCTTTACGTGACAATGTAATACGTTGATTTACACTATTACCAAACTGAGTTGACATAGCACCTGCATTCCACTCATTATTATTTTTATTTGATTTAATAGACATTTCACAAGGTACTGATCCTATAGAATCCCACAAGAAAAGTAAATCATAGGGTAAATTACCTTTTTTCTGTTCATCCATTAAATCTAAAATAAATCCTGCTACATCTTCAATAGAATTAATAGTTTCTCTATCTACATAAATAAAATTACCTTCATAGTTAGTAATTTCACCTGTAGTTTTATCAACTACTTCATTAACATCCATCCCCATCATTTTAGCATGATCCCAAGACCATTTCATTTCTGTAATAATAAAAACAGGTAGAATATTTCTTTTTTGTGCGGATACTGCTGCTTCTAATAATGCAGTAGTTTTACCTGTGTCTGAATGACCTCTAAGAAGTACAATATGTCCCATAGGAATACCAGGGATTGAAGTAACATCTTGAAATGCTGAAGATAAAGGGATCCATTCCTGGTCTTTAAACTTAACATTTTGTCTTAAACCTTTTTTATCCTTAAAGGCACCTAGATCAAATTTTGATCTAAGTTCCTTAGAGGCAGCTTCTGTAAGTGATTTTTTTCTAGCCATATTTTAGAATGGTAAATCATCATCAATAGCAGGCTTTTTATCATCAAATAAAGCATCAAATTTATCTTCTTTAGATGTTGTATCTTTACCTTCAAGTGAATAATTATTAGATTCACCATCAAAAGCTACTGCTGGTTCAGAGATAATATCATCTTCTTCTCCACCTTCAGGTTTTAAAAATGTTTCTAAATTAGCTTTAACTTCATCAAAAGTAAGTCTTTTAAATACTTCTTTTGGGTTAGGTTGAGTATCTAAAGCTCTTTCAACTATAGTAGCATTATCACTAATAGGTGATTGCTTCATTGATGGAGATATTGTAGTTTTATTGTAAGGAGTTCCTGTTACTTCAGGACCTACAGTTGTTAATTTAATATCTCTTCCTCCTGATACATCAGTATAATCTCCAATTTCATCATCAGCTGCTAAATTTAAGAATGCTTGATAAACTTCTTTACCAAATTGCCATAATTTAACACCTTCTTCTTCTTCACCTCTTACAATTACAGGTGCAAAAATACGAGTTTTAGCATCTAATTTTTTAGCTAAATACCAATTTTCTTTATCTCCACTAGCACGTAATTGTTTTGTAAATTCTTGAATTGGATCTTTTTCACCCCAATTCAAGGGAGAAGCCATTACTCTCTGACCAATACCATAATAAAACATCATTTCAGTAAAAGGGAATGACTTATTGTACTTATTAGGAACAACTCTAACTTGTTGTTTTCCTACAGAAGGTTTCCAAAATAATGATTTTCCTGTTCCTTTATTTGAGTTTGTTTGTGATTGAAGTGACTCTAACTTCGATTTGATTTGATTTAAATCCATAATAATAACTTTTAATTTATTTTATAACTGTGAGTAATATACAACAAATACTTAGGGTAACCAAACTATAGTTCAATTATTTTATGTATTTTTGTTTTTAATTGTTTTAACTCATCATGTTGAGTTAATAATACGGAGTTTTTGTAGTGTTCCCAAGTTATAGGAAACTTAGTGTCTACTACTCCTCCGTTTAATTTTTTGATAAGTTCATTTAAAGCATTGATAGTATACAATGTGTTTGTTTCTTTTTTCCTATGAACTAAAATTGTATTTTCTGGTAAGTCAGAGATATTACCTTGATCTATGTTATATGTGCAAACATACTCGTCATTTTCCTTTACATACAAAACAAATATTTTGTTATACATTATATTGTATTTGTCTGTAATAGATTTTAGAAGTAAATCTAAATTCTCTAAGGTTGTAAATGTACAAAATAACTTGTTATTCAAATCTCCTAGGTTTTGATTAGTAATGTCCGAAAAATCGTCCATAGTATACATATTAGGAGTTTTATTTAAAATTGTAGTTGCTTCCATAGCATGTTTTTATTTGTAATTTGTATTTATTAAATAGTTTCTTTATCTCACCCAACACATCTTCTTCTTCTTTATCAACATCAAATAAAAACGAATCATAAGTATATAAAACTATCTTTGTTTTTTTATTTCTTAATAACCTTATTATTTCCCACAATATATGAACATTCATTGACGTCTCCAAATTTTGCAGTAAATAATTCAATAATTTTTGCGGTTTCATTTCACCAAGCTTATCTTTTTCAAATCGATGTTTTGAAATAGGACATTCAATCCAGCCCTTTTCCTCAAATTCTTGCCACAAATTATCAGTATATACTTGTACTTTTTGAAAAAATTCTAAGTCCTTGTATTGATCAAACACTCCTCCATACAGTTGCTTAAATGTTAATTCTTTTGCTTTTTTATAATCCACTCCATACATTTCCGCAAAGGCCATATGAACGTCTTTATCACCAAAATCATAACCCACCAACTTAGCCAACAAAGTAGGATGATAAGCGCCAATGTCAAACTCAATGAAATTGTCATTACGAGGGATAAAACACTCTCTTTGTCCGTTTTCTTTGTTAAGTGCGGCATAATTTACTCCTTTGAATTTATTACTTGGTCTTCCTGTGAGGGTTTTAAAGTTGTATTGCGTGTAGATGTAATCTCCGTCGATAGCATGAAAATGCGATTCGAATTTTGACTTATCAACTCGTATGCCACTTCTTTCAATGGCGTTGAAAACCACTGAAGATTTGTCATTGTAGAATTCATTGATTTTTCCATTTATTTTGTCTTTTAGGTTATTATATATTTCTTCACAATACTCATAGTGTTTAACTATAGGTATAATTCTATTTACATCTTTTTTATTAGGATATCTCCTATTAAAAATATGATGTGTTTGTAGTAGTTCTGGTATATACGGAGGGTTTTGTTGGTTTATGTCAAAGAGGCCTTTTAGTGGTAAATAATGTAAAAATTCCTTCTTATCACGCACATATATGCTACTAAATTTATGTAACATCGTGTTTATCTCCGTTATATTTATATTTAAAGTTTCACTATGTGATAATGGGACAATAAATCCTTTAGTTGATACTAACGGTCTAATATACAAAGCACAAATATTATTTTGTGCAGGATGTATTAAATAACTATTTGGAATTACTTCTATAAAAACTTTTTCCCAATTAGCATTTGAAAATTGTTCAAATTGAACTTTACTTTCAACTAACCAAAACATAACTTTTTATTTTAATATATGAAGGATTTATCTAATATCCACCTCCACTTGAAGATCCTCCACTAGGTGATGGAGGTATATAATTAGGATCTGTTGAAATGTTTGTTGTAAATTCTACTGCTTGTGTTTCTCCAGTTTCAATTACTCCCTCTTGATTTAAAGAATCAACTATTTCACCCCTGTAGAATCTTCTATAAAATAGTTTTCTATGAGCTGTTGATGTGTGGGAAGAACCCTCCATAGGTCCTTGAAATTCATGGATATGATAAGGGCCTATGTAATCTTGACCCGTAGGAGTAATTAATTCTCCTCCTCTTGTATTTAAATTACTTGCTTTCTTATATTTAAAATATTCTAAATATTGTTTTCCTAAATAATCTTCTAATCCTTTTTTATTTATTTCTTTTTCTTTTATAAAAATAGATCCTTTATTATTATTAAAAACTCTATCAATATCTCCATTTATATACCAATTTAAAGTAAAAGGTATATAATCTTCCCAAACCCATACTTTATTTTGAGTAAAAATATTATTATAAGTTTCTTTATCAATTTCTAAATACTCTAATTGATTTATCTTACATACAAAATATCTTACAAACATTTCTTTTTCATAGTCTTCAGGAGTAGGAAATGTAGGAGAATATTGAGGTTTTGATCTAATTAAATTATAATCAGTATCAGTTAATATTCCATATATTTCTACATCTTTAGCATTTTGTGTTTGATTATCGTAAGTATAACCATCCCAATTATCTGCATATGATACTTCATTTAAACTATCATTAATACCTCCATTTTTTCTTACTTCAGAAGAAACAATTGGGTCTTTTTTAACTATTTCTTCATTTGGGGGATTATTAGGATTTTTACCTGTATAAGCTTTACCATTAGATAATACATAATAAAATCCTGTGTAGGAAGAATTATTCTTAACATAATACCATTCAGCCCCAGGGGTAAATTGATTTTCTTTTATTTGTGATTTAGGAAAATAAGCCATTAAAAAGTAATATTTAAATTTGGAGCAAAAGGATTATCAGTTCCTAGTGGTGCATTAGCACCTCCACCACCTTCGTATGTGTATTTTTCTCCTGTTATGTTTTCTATTTTTCTAATTTCATTACTTACACCAAATGAATAAAAATTACTTTCTATAGGTTTATTGACACCACCTAATGCTTTAATTTCTAATTTAAACATTGGATCTTTACCAGTATTAAATAATGTTCCTACTAATTTATTTTTTGCCTGGATTGACTCTAAATGTGATGGAGATGATTTACCGCCATATTGAGGTCCTGTTCCTCTAGGATTACCAAATTGATCTCTTTGATTAGTATTAAACTTAAATCCTGGGGCCATGCAACCTAGTAACCAAGGTTTTGTATTTCCTTGTGCTGCTGGGGCTTCATGAATTAATACCCATTTTCTATTTGTGGTATTAAATCCATCAATAGGTCCTCCTGCTGCTAATATTTCATTTCTATTATTACTTTGATTAGCTATAATAAAATGGTTTCCATATTTAGGTGAAGTTCTTGAAGATATTGTGTAAGTTCCTGTAGGTATACAACTTTCATTATTTTTATTATCACTCCATGGCAATTCACATATTGGTAGTGCATATAAGATATTACCATTTTCATCTAACACTTCCATTAAACCTAAAGTTTGATAACCATTATCAACTAATCTAGTTAGTCTTAATCTTGTAATTTGATTTTCATTAGGATCTGTTGGTGGTGCTTCTTCAGCAGCAGCAGCTAATTGTTCTTGTTTTTCTGATGGTTGATTCGTTTCTGGTTCTGCTTCTTCAATTATTAAAGGTTCAAATCTAGGTACAGATTGAGTATTAATTGTAGTTGACCATTTTTGAACATCAATGTTATGATTAATAGCTTTTACTATAATATCAACACTATCTTTTTCATAAGATGGGGGTAAAATATCATCAGTTATTTGGAATTTTTCAAATAATTTTATTCCTGATAATCCTTCCATTTCTAAATTTAAATTAAAAGGTAAGAAAAAAGGTGAGGGAACTGTATTTGATTCTGCTAATATTCCATGTATTAATTTAATATAAGTAGTATAATTTTCACTAAGATCATTTGATACTTCTGGTGAAAAGTTGTATTTATCATAATTACCCCCCTCTTTTGTGCCTCCAAATTTATACATTTCTTTTAAAGGTAAATTCCCATCATCCTTAGATTTAAATAATTTTTCTACTTTTATAGTTTTTGCTTTTTCTAAGGGACTAGGTTCATCTTCTTTCTTTTCACTAGTATCATAATCTATTTTTTCGGGTATAATTCTGTCAACTAAACCTTTATTATAATTCGAAAATGAAACAGAATTACCCATAAGGTTATTTCCAGATGCTTGAGCCCCTATTGCTATCATTGTAGCAAAATTTTGTGGAATTTCTGCATCTAGTCCTATATTTGTAATAAATGAGCCTTGATCTTGTTTTACTCCAAAAATATTAATTTTTGTAAATTTTTCAGGAATTGCTTCAACAAGATTTGGTTTTGGGGTTTCATCATAAATTTTTATAACACCTTCATTTTCATCTAAAGTAACAAAAAAACTATTTAAATTACCCATAGATTCATTTATTCCTCTTAGTATAGTTTTTACATATGTTAAAACAGATATAGCTCCATCTTGATCTTTAGGTGAGGTTGCAATTGCTTCAGAAGCAAATCTTAAATTAATTAAAACATTACCTAATCTCCCTACATAAGGATTGTTATCTACTAAAAAATCTTGTTTAGCATTTAATGTTTTATTTAATTCTGAATTAGTAACGATATCATTATCATATTTAACTATTCCTTTAATTGTCATTTTATTATAAGCTACTAGACATTTATCGGGGTTTGTTGAAATATTTGGGGGACAAATAAACATAAAATTTTGATCATTTCCCATATTAGCATAATTAAAATCAAATTTTACTAAGGGGGTGCGTCCTCCTTCTCCTTTTGTAGAAAATAAATTACAATTTTCTTCAATAATTTTTAATAAAGTAGCAAACTTTATATAAACACTTTTTTCAACTTTTTCACTTCCCCCAAAATTTTTCTTTCCTGTATAGGTATTATCTAATACAAAAGCTCCATTTGTTATACCTTTTTGAGTTAAAAATAACCCCCCAGCTTCCCCTTTATATTTACCTTGTATATTTTGGGAAATATTATAAAATGTTTTATTTAATTTAGTATCATCTTTATAAGCTATTAAGGGATCATTATTATTGTTTTGTATTGTTACTTCTTTTTCTGCTTCTACTAATTCATTATATTTAGGACGTAAATAATCTAAAATTTCTTGTTTAGTAGCTGTTAAATTAAGATCATATCCTCCTGAAGGGTTTTTAAATGTTTTAAGAAATTTATTTCTATATGATTGGGGTATATTGCCTGCTTTTAAAGGTTGTTCACCGCTTTCTGCAATTTCAATATATGCCCCTATAGTTTCCCCAACATAATCATTTATATATTGTTGAAAAGTAGTGTTAGCTTTTACATCACTACTGCTAGATTGGTCATCTTTTTTAGGATCTGTTACATTTAATTTTAAGGATTCTATTATATTACCCATACCTATTAAAGATACTTCACAACTATAAGAACCGTCTGTACTAAAAGACCATTTAAAATTAGTTATCTTACCATAAATAGCTTCATAGTTACCAGAATATTTTGCTCTTTCTTGTGATATAAGATTTAACATTTGGAATTGATTTTTTGGACCTGGAAAAGTTCCTGGGTTTAATAAAAAATCTAAAGGGGTAGATTTAAACCCATCAAATGTTTGCAAATCTCCATTATTATCTAAAAAAGTAGACCAACCGAATTCTAATAAAAGGGTATATCCTGGTCTTAAATATAAAGCGTCTAGTAATTGAAATTGAGCCTTACTATAACATTTTATATTAATTGTTGCTTTGCTTAAAGCTCCATTATTATAATAAGTAGATTGAGCTGACTCAATTCCAGGCATAGGGACGTATCCTCTTTCACTTACCCCACCCCAACCATAGGCTCCATTAAATAATTCATTATTATAATTTAAACCTTTATGAAGTTTTACTGTTGAAGATGTTATTTTTCCTTCATCATCTACAGTTTCTTCTAGTGAAAGTGAACCACCCTGAAGTATAAAATTTTTAGCTAAGTTTACATTTTGTATAGATTCTAGAGGTACACCTGCTTTAACTAATCTATCTAAAACACTATTATCTCCTTCTTCTTCTCTTGTTAAGTTAACTGAACTTGCTAATCTTAACCATGGAGTTTTTACTGTATAATATTTTAAATTATCAGCAGATATATTTGTAGTTTGGCCTAAGGCTGTTTGTCTTGTTTCAACTTGTTTTTTTACAAATTCATCAAATGGATCACCTATAATATTGCCCATAACTTTATCTATTTAATTCATTATAACTATCAATTATAGGAGAAATATTTTGTGGTATTCTAATTTGTGATCCTATTGGAAGAAATATTGATGAAAAATTAACAATATTAGGATTAGCAATAGCTATTACCCACCATAAAGTTACATCACCATAAAACTGAAATGCTAAACTTTCAAATCTATCTCCCCATTCAGTTATAGCATATATATCATTTTCTTGTTGAGGGACAATAGGATATTTAGCAGAATTTCCATAAGTAAGTCCCTTATTTCTTAAGTTATTATTAAGAGTTCTAAATAATTTTACATCAGCATATCTATTCATCTGACTGGGTTTTTATAGGTTGGGTATATTTACTTAAACCATTTTCTCCTATGTAATTATTATTAATTCCATTATTTAAACTTATAAAACGCTGTTCTCCTATTTCTTCTGCTACTAATTCACCGTTTTCGTTATAAGTTAACTTTTGTCGTGAAGGTAAGAAATCTTGTACTGGAGTAAAAGCTAAACTAACCTCTATTCTATGAGGTAATTCTTTTACTGAAGGATCTGATTTTCCATCTGTGTCAATTGCTATTTCCCATGTAGTATCATCTGGAATAGTATATGTTAATGAAGTTAATACTCCAGGCACTTCATATAAATAACCTCCTACAGTCATTCTAACCATATTTCCTCTCATAAATCCTGCTTCAGTATAATCTGGTGCTAATGATGAAGCTAAAAAATTAAGTTTAGTAAACATAGGTATTAATTCAGCTTTAGATGTTGCTATTATAGTAAAGCCCATTTGTATATCTCTAGTAAATCCACTATAATTTTTAAATACATTACCTCTACCTACATATTGAACGTCATTCCAAGTAGCAGCATAATTATCTGTAAAACCATTTATGTAAGCTCTAAAATGCAAATATGTTGCTTTTTTTCCTTCACTTGGTCCATTATTTATAACTGCAATTCTAAATTTACATAAGTCATTGATAGGTAAATTATGGTTAGGTCCTTCAGCTTCATACATTTTTAAAGCTGTTATTTTATCTAAAGCTTCCATATCAAAAGCTGATATACTATAATCAAATAAATTTCTTTCTTTATTTACACCATCTACTGCATATGTTATATGTTGTCCAGGATCTCCCATTCCTGTTCTTACAGCTTTATTTTGGGTTACATAGTTTGGTGCTTTATGAATTATTTTAGATACTACATTTCCTGTAGTGTCATCAAATTCTACTTCGGAATCAATAACAAAATTCATAAAACTTCTAGGATATAATCCTCTACGAGTTGTTAATTCTGTTTGAGAATATATTCTAAATATATCACCATGTAATAAAGTAGAAAGACCCGAAGGTTGAACCCCACTATAATTAGGATAAGTTGAAGATAAATTTTTATAATTTCTTATAGCATTGTATGTAGGACGTTCTTTAAATATATTTGTTTTACCAACTCCTAATATAGAACCTGGTCCTCCTGAGTATGAATATAATATAGGGGTATCTGAATTTGTTGTAGTTGCATCAGGATTATAATTATATTTTGCTATAGGGTCAATAGCTGCTGCTAATGATAATTGTGAATTATTTGTTCCGGTTGATACGAAATCACCTAATAATACTAATCTATTAGCATTTTCTTCTTGATCATTTCGTACTACTACAGAATAAGGATTTAATGCACCTGCTCCACCTCTAGCATTTCTATTTACACCAGCAGGACCACCTAATGATCCTATAGGATTAATCCCAAATTTATTTAAATGAGCTCCTGCCCAATTAAAACCTGCTTGAAGTAAAGTTCCTAATGGTAAATAAGCACCTTGATTCATAGCCCCTCCTAAATAACCTGCTCCAAATGATGCCTGGGTTTTTACACTTGTTCTTGATAATAAATTTTCTTTTAAGGTAAAAAATATACCCCTTGGAGATTTAGTATCAATAAACATTTTAGCTAATCTACTTACATCTTTAAGTGCTTTTAAAGGAGCTAAAAAACCATCTCTTAATATAAAATCAGGACCTGATTGAAGAGGCATACCATCTCTTAAATATCCTGTTCCTTCTGGTATTGGAGTTACTTCATATGGTTGATCACTTGTACCTGAAGCAGGTCTATCCCCACCAAATCTTAAACTTTTTAGATTTGTTTTTAAATTAATTAGACGACCCCTAGACTCAGGTGTAAGTGTATTAGACATATAATATTACTTTAGAAAGATGATCCTGCAGGTAAATTATCTTTATATTTTTCAACACCATCACCTACAGCTAATGTAGTAGCGTTAGGTAGATTACCATTACGTGGTCTTACTGATAATTTATCTGGGTTAGAATCTAATGAGTATTCTTTATGTAATGTTGAAATTGCAAAATCAGGTGTAGTTGGTGTTGCACCATTATCTTTAGATAAAGGTGAACCATCTTTTTCTAATCTATTTACTAATGAATTTTCCATTTTTGTATTTTTTATTAATTAATTATTTATTATAAATATTACCCCATATTAGAGGTTGCTAATGCTAATGATTTACCTACTTTATTTCCATCAATAAACACATCACCACCTTCTTTAACTGCTACTATTAATTCTTTTAATAATGCCGTAACTTCTCCATTATTACCTCCTCCTAAACTAGTTCCACCAACTATAACATCATCTTTTCTAAATTTTTGAATTGGTTGGCCTGGTCTTGAAATAAAATCTGATGCTGTGCCTCCTGTTGTTGTAACTGTAGATGCTGTTGGTGTAGATGGTCCACTAATTAAAGTCGCTAAAGGATTAGAAACAAAACTTTCTACAAAGTTTGCTAACTTATCTAAAGAACCACCTTCTACAAAAGAAGCAAATATATCTTTTGCCCTAGCTAATGATTTATTGAATTTTTCTGTTGCTGATTGTTCTGATTTTCTTAAATAAACTTGTTCACCTAGAATTTCTCTTATTTCTTCTTCAGATTTTCCTGCTGCTTCAGCAGCTAATCTAATTTCTTGTAACCCATTAATTATAGCACCATTTTCATCATATTGTAGCTTAATTCCTTCTTTTTTAAGTCTATTTTGAACTTTTAAATTTTCCTTTGCTAATGCATCATTTTTAGCTCTTTTATCAAACATATCAGCTAATTCATCAGCTTCTAACCCAACAGCTTTAGCTAAAGCTTGTCTTTGAATAACATTCATTTTTAGAAAATCTTGTTGGGTTCCTACTTGTTTTGATATTTCATCCATTAGAACCCCAGTTTTACCTGCTAAAGCTGCTTCTCTTGCTTTTTCTAGATTTAACTGTTTACCTGTAAGTAATTCAGCTTCCATTTCTGATGCTATAGAACTTTCAAAGTTTAATAAATTACTAGATATTCCTTCCATTTGAGCTAGTTCAAAACCTAATCTTTTTGCATTAAATATACCTTGTGCAATTGCAAATGAACTACCTTTAAAATTAGCTCTTAAATTTCCTGATACTTTTGTTGCTTCTTCTAAATTACCTACTACATCAGCTGTTAGTCCCTCCTGTGCACTTAAAAATCCTGCTTGACCAAAATACTCTTTAGTCATTTCTTTAAGGGGTTTACCAGTTTTAACTGATTCTAAAAATAATTTTGCAGAAGCATCAGCACTTAAACCAAATTTTTCAGACATCATTGTAGCTTCTGCTACATTTGCTTTCATTTCTCCCCCAAAATCTTGTAATATATTTACTTGGAAACCTAATTTTTTATTAATAGCATCCATTGTTTTTAATAACCCTTCCTGGGTTATTGCAACACCACCTGCTGCTGTTGAAGCTAAATTAAATCCTGCAACTGTTTCATAAGTAGCATCTCTAAGCTCTTCAGCAGCTTGCCTACTAACTAATAAATTATTTGAAAATTTAGCTGTTTGTTCTGATGCTTTTTTCATTGCTCCAAATATAAGCTGAATAGCTTTTACAAAAGTTGTTATAATTGCTATAGGAGCAAAAGCTTTTCCAATTATTCCTTTTAATCCTTTAAATCCTGCTTTCATCCCAGCTATACCCGAAGATTGGATTTTTGCTTGCTTTTTAGCACTTGATAATAGATTACGTGCTGCAGCACCTGATTTTCCTTGGGTTATATCTTCTAAATTAAGAGATTTTAATCTTTCTCTTGTAAGTCCTTTACCTGTTTTTAGCTCTTCAGTAGTTAATTTACTTAATCTTTCTTTTATATCTGAAGCTTTAGCATTATTTATTACAGTTTCTCTTGAAGCTTTAGCTGCAGCTTCGAAGGGTCCTGAAAGTACTCTTAAACCTGGTATGTCTTTTGTAAAGTCAGAAAAAGCAGTAAACCACATTGTTTTCCTATCTAATGTAGAGGATGATTCTGCTATTTTTCCAAATTCATTTGCTAAATCTTGAGCACTATCTCTTACAGATGATAACCTTTCAGCCTGAGCTTGGAATAATTTTGACTGTGTTTCATTAGCTGTTAATGATTTTTTTGTTAAAGCATTAATTTGAATATTAAGAGTTCTTACTATAGCTAATTGTTTAGCTTCACCTTTAATAGCTTCTGCTGTTGCTTTTGCTGATTTTGCTGCTTCATCTTGTAGATCAGCAAATCCTTTAGTTGCTGCTGTAATTTTAGAAATTTCACTATTAACATCCCCAGCATTTATTCCTAATTTTTTAAATTGTTTATTTGCTGATGCTATTTCAGATTTTACGTCTGCAACCGCAGCCCTAATATCAAGTACTCTTTTTAAGTCATCTTTTCCTAAACCTTCAAGTCCAGCCATATAGCAATTTTATTATAAATATTAAAAACTACTATTTCTTTAATCTTTTAGCTACATAACTTGGTGGAGATACTGTTCTTTTTGTTGGAAGTTGGGATTTATCCGGATTTGCCATATCAATTTCACCTGCTTCTTTTGGGTTTTGAGATTTTTCTCTAGCATCGTAAAATTCTTTCATTTTATTAAAAGTTAATCTACGTAACCAAAGAGGCATATTATATACAGTATGGAAATCGTAACCTCCACCACCATGGAAAACTATTTCGTGTATTTCATGAAATACTTTTACCCGATACTTTGGGAAATCATTTAAAGATCGGGCCAGAAAAAATTTATAGTAATAGGAATTGAAATTGTAGTTCCATCATCAGTTACATAATTTAAATCGACATCAGGAGCTGTGTCTCTAATATGATTTCTTAATGCTCTAGAATCACGAGCTAAGAGAAAAGTATCAACATATTTACGAATTTCAGATTTATTACTATCCCCATTAACCGAAACAATTTGATGTTTTAATTTTGTAGTAATTTCAGGAGCTGCTCCTTTACTTATTTTAGAAATCCCTAATACTTCTTGAGTAATATTATCAACATCTTTTTCAGTTAAATATTTATATTTTACTATAGTTCCATTTGAAGGCATTTCAAAAGTACCATAACCTTCATCTGTTAAAGATTTAATATCAAATGGTTTATTTTTAACTTTTGTTAAATCAATTGTATATTCCTTTCCAGCATATTCAAATTTATATTCTGAACCATAACCTAATATTCTAGCAGATATAAAAATTGCATTTTTATCTCCAGGATGAATATCTTTAATATCAAATTTATTCATAGTAAGAGCTTCTATTAATCTATCTAATACAATTCCTTTTTCTATATAATTCTGGTTAGTTAAAATATCTTCTTCTTTAGCAGTCATATATTTCATTTCTACTCTTCCAGATGATAATGGATGATCTTTAGGATAAATTTTACCTTCTGATGGTAAATCAACAAATTCTGTGGGGAATTGGAATTTTTCTTCGCTCATAATTTTTATTTGTTAATAACTTGTGTTTTATTATACATATACATAATACAAAAAAGCTTGACCGAAGCCAAGCTTAAATGTAAAATATATAAATTTTCTTTTAGAAATTTAATACGCAGTAATCCATTCCTATTGTTAATGAAATATTCATTACAGTGGTGTCATCATCCCAATTCATGTCACCAAATGCAGCATCTTTAATAAATGCACCTTTAATAATCCATTCTGATACTACATCACCTACAGGACCTAATACATCAATAGTTAAATCTTTTTTATAGAAATCAGAATAACCATCTCTACCAGTAACTGATTCATGGTGTAATCTTGTCCACTCCATTACTGCTTGAGCTCCTGAAGGGGTAATAGGATCAAATAATTCCATTGTTAAATCATTCCATCTTAATTTACCTTTTACTTTTCTATAAGTGTTTATATGATTTAATACTATTTCATCTTGCGCGAACCCCATTCCACTAACTCCTTTAATTATATACGATGGTATACCATCAACATACAATACAAATCTATTAGCTACTTTTGGTTCAAAAGCGGTGAAAAATATTTCGTTGGGATCTAATACTGCCATTTTTTATGTTATTTTATTTTATTATAAATATTATTGTTTTTCATTTTTATGCTGGGAAAGTTGCTCCAGTTGGTAAAATGTTAAAGTCTAGGTAAATAAATTCAGCCGTTTTAGTTGGTTGTAAATAAACAGCACCAATTAATTCATTTCTGTCAATTACATCTGGTGTGTTATTTGTATTATCCATTACTACTTTAAATGCATATAAACCTTGTCTTTGTTGTACTGACTCTAAGTAAGGATTAACTTGAGCTAAAAATGTATTTCTTGTAGCTGCAGTATTTTGTTCGAATACTAATGTATCAGCGATTTGTGAAATATAATTTTTAAGTGTAATTAGTAATCTTCTTACATTTACTCTATCTAAAGCAGAAGCTTTAGTTTGAAGTGTTTTCTGTCCAAATACTACAATTCCTTGTCCTGGGAATGAAGCTATAGGATTTACTTTTCCAGTATATAAATCATCTCTATTAGTATTAGTTAATTTTCTTTCTGCCTGATTAACTGCTCCTAATCCTCCTCTATTAATACCCGCTGGTGCAAACCATGGCTCACCTGCTCTATCATTGTAAGCATATACTCCTGGTATCATTGTTGAAGCTGGAACCCAAACTAAATCTCTTGAATCTGGGTCAATTACTTGTAACCAAGGCCAATATGAAGCTACATATGAGGAATCAACTGAAGCTGCTTGTCCTGTTACTTGTGTTAATGAAGCATTATAATTAACTAAATCACCTACAAATATTGCATCTCCTCTAGTTTCACAATTTGATTGAATTGTTGTCCAACCTGCTCCTGTAGTACCATTTGCTAATATTAAACCTGGAGCTGTGATCATATTATATCTAAAGTCATCTCTATTTGCAAGTAGATTAATTGCTGTTGTATAATCTGTACCTACTAAACCTTGAGAATCTACATCATTAATGTTTTGATAGTAATTGGCTGGGTCACCACTTCCTGATATGTCACCTATACCACCCCCAAATGATCCTGAGGATGCAGCTGGTATTGATCCTGTAAATATAGATTTTGGACTTCCGGCGTTATCAAAATAATTAGGAGTTTGGAAATTAACTTCTTTTACTCTTACATATCTTGAAGCATTTGGATAAGATCCAGATGATTGTAAATAAACATCAGTTCCTGATCCTCTTACTGTTTGTACTTGATCACCAATTACTTTTGAAACATAATTTGTAGCTAATGGATCTAATGATATGTTTGAAAATGTTTCAACTACTTGTTTAGAAGTTTGAGTATCATTACCTTGTCTTATTAATAATGAAAATACACCTGATGAAGTACTTGGATTTGTTATTTCCCATCTAAAGTTATCAGATGATCCTGATGTTAATGTTCCGTTAGTTCCAACATCGGCTTGAGGACCAGAATTCATTATATTACCATGAGCTAATGTTTCTAATACAAAAGGAGATGTATCTGCAGTTAATGTTCCAGCAGATCCTGTTGGTATTAATGATGATGTGGCAGCACTAAAAGCTCCTGGAGTTACTCTAGTTACTAATAATGAAGTTCCACCATTTTGAAAATAATTATAAGCTGAGATCGATGTAAAATATGTATATTGATTCGATCCACTTAAAAATGTACTACCAAAATTAGCTAAATATTCAGAATAGCTAGTTACTAGTTTAGGAATATTTTGTTGACCTTTTACGGCTGGTCCAATAATTGCAGCTCCAGCTTGTACTGGTCCTGCTGTTATTTGTGATTGGTCGTTTTCTCTTGCTAAAACACCCGGTGATATTAATACTTCTGCCATTTTTTATGTTGTTTTATTTTATTATAAATATTGTGTTTTTTTTAAAAAACTACTCTATTGGGGTAAACTCTCCTGTTTCCAATGAGATATTTCCTTTGCCATATTTTTTTTCTAAATCTACAGCTATTTTTGTTTCTTTTTCTTGAATTAATAATAATTCATTTTCTAATTCTTTTTTCTTTTTGTTAAGATTTATTATAGCTACCTCAACTTCTCCTACATTACCTACTAAAATTTGAAAATCTTCTCTTACTTTTTTTATATTTTCAATTTCTGCTTCAGTTAAAACTTTTATTTTTGACATTACTTTTATTTTTGGTTAATAATTAATTTTATTATCAATTATACATATTAATAAATTATTTAAAAATTAAATTATTTTAACTATTCTTGTGCAGGAGATGGTGGTATTCTGTTTGTATTTATTCTATTTGAAGGTACTCTTGTTGATGGAGGATCTACATAATTAACATTGTCAGTATAATCAATATCTGTTCTACTAGCTTGAGAAGGATTTACATCATCTATATTACTTACTACTTCAGAATTAAATGTAATTGAAGCTTTAGAATTGTATTTTTTAATTGAAGATAGATCTTTTTGAAGTATATTAGGTACTATATAACCATACATTTTTATGCTAAAAGTACTTTTAACTAATCTATCTTGATCTGCAGGCATTTCTACATTAGTTGCTACTGAATCAATTCTAGCTCTAAATTGATATCTTTCAGGATTACCCCAATATGAATCTGAAGCATAATTTATTGCTTCTATTATCCCATTCATTTGTTCCATATAATAAGTTGAAATAATACAATCATAATTTAATGTTACATAATCAGGAACAACAACAGCATACATATTTTTTGTAGGTCTTCTATTATTTAATATATTGAATTTATCATAGGTGTTATTACTACTATATGATTTTTCAAACATTCTATAATTATTGGGAAAATTAGCATCTAATTTATTAGTAATATTTCTATTTTTTTCAATATTAGTTCTTTTAAAAGTAATTAAAGGCATCATTATTCTATCTTTTCTATCTCTAAAATACCCATTTTTTTGAATTTGATTCCATCTTTCAGAATCAGCATAAATAACGGGAACTTCTTCTCTTCTACCATTTTGAATTACTGTAGGTTTAATTACATTATTGAAATAATATAATATAGTTTCATCAATATCATATAAACCAACTGAAAAAGGTTTTACAGTATCACCTTTAAAAGAAACTTGATTACTTCTGTTAGTTCTTTCATAAGCAGCATTATTAGGATTACCAGCTTCCTTAGAATAAGGATGATGCATTCCTTTACTTATCTCTTTTTGAGATTTTGGTATTACTTTTCTTCCTTTACTTGACATGTTTTATACTTGATATTAATCTTTCTTCTGATATTGCTACTTTGTCTGCTGGTACATAATGTGTTTCGGCTATTATTGATACATCATAGCCAAAGTTTTCTAAATCTGAGTTGCCATATGGATTATATCCATTATCATCTTTATTAGGATAATCTGGATCTTTACCAACAAATAATTGATTATTAATTAAATTGTAAATTTCATAATATCCATTTTCATACCATATTATATCACCAACTTCAGGAACAATTACTCCTATGTTACCAGATCCATTAGCTTTTACTCCTGCTAAATCATCTCTTAAGAATTTAAATGTACGACCTCCTGCAAAATCAATACCTAAATCTGTATTAGGAGAACTTTGATCTTGTCTATCAATTAATGTATTAAGTAACATTGGAGCTTCATAATACTTTTCTTCAGCAGCTTCTCCATAAATATTAACATTAGTTTCTTCTAATCTAAATTTATAAAGTGCACATTCTTGAACAATAACATCCCACATTAGTTCTCTACTAATACCTCTAAACATGCTTACATCTCTTGCTGATCCAAATAATGCCATATTATCCTATATAAATTGGGTAAGGGACTGCTGCTTCAATCTTTTGTAATGATTCTGCTTCAGCTGCCTTAACCGCTAATAAATTACTTCTTGATGTTTCATCAAAATATTCTCTTAATCTTGTAATTAATGCCTCTTTTTCTGTTGTTGCGGCTGTAAGTAAATCTTGTTGATTTAATACAGTTTCAGCTCCAGGAATGGGTACTTGTGTATATTTACCTCTAATATACCCTAGTATTTCTTTACATAATGCTAGAGTATAATCAAAAATCCAACTTCTACCTATTGAATTAATTTCACAATAATCAGGATTACAATAATTAACATTTGAAACATTTGTTACATTAAATTGTCCCTTAGGATACTGAGATATTGGATTATTTCTATCTGATAATTTTATATACTGTATCCATAGAGTTCCACTATTTTGGGGTATAGGAAATATTCTTAAATTATTATTGATTAATTCAAATGAAAACTGTGACTTTCTAATTTGATCATTTAATTCTATAGCTTGAATTTTTTGTAAATCAAAACTAATAGGCATCAACATAAAATTAATTGCAGGTGAATAATTACCCCAACCAAATGTATCCATCATATTCATCATACCAGTTCCTGTACCAGCATAAGGATCAAAGAATTTTACAATCGCAGGTGTTGCTTCATAAAATACCCTCTTTACTTCAATAAAATCTTTATTATCTAATCCTAATGATTCTGAAGCCCATGTTTTTAAATCATAATCTTGTTTACCTGCTGTAATAGGAATTGATCCTGAATACCAAGTTGTGGTTCCTCCTGTTCCTGCTTCTTCTCCATACTGCTCTGTATAACGTACTACACTAGCAAAATTAGGAGTTACCAATTCATGGTTTAAATTTGAAGCTGTTGGTGATCCTTCAATTGATAAATAATTTTCTCTTACTTTATAAGCATATAATTCATTACCATAAGTAGTTACTGCATCTTCAAATGCTGCGTAGAAATTTAAATCTTGTAACTCAACATCCATTATAGGATAACCTAATCTTCTTGCTACATAAGTTACTACTTTGTCAGCATCTACTTGAAAATCATATTGATTATCATAGAATCCAAAAGGTGTATCTCCAGGAAAGAATGATGATGAACCAGGATAAATAGGGATTACAGCCATAATTTTATTTTTGTTATAAATATGGAAAAAAATTGTTTAATCAACAACCATTTTAATACAATAATAATCTTTTTTAGTAAAATATTTGTATTTCATTTCTTCAGTAGGTGGATTAACACTTACATGATTAAAAATAACTTTTTCATTATTTATTTTAGAAGTATGTTCTGCTACTTCTTTTGTAAAAGGATTATAGTAAGTTATTATACCTTTAGGTTTTAAATATTTTTTTACTGTAGGTAATAAATTATTAAAATTTTTATCCTCCCACGTATCATGCATTATACCATCATATTTTTTATCAGGAATGCTACTAAACCAATCACCTTTTATAGGAATAACATTAGGTTTATCTTTAGCCCATTTTAATAATCTATCAAATACTTGATCATTAATTTCAATTATAGTATGAGATTTTATATTATGTTGTTGTATAAAATTTGAACAAATACCCATACCAAATCCTATCTCTAATATATCACCACCATTTTCAGTTACAACTTTAGCATGTTCTTTCATAATGGGAGTTTCCCACTCCATCATTATTTCTTTTTCGTTTTCGTCTAAAATTTTATCTTTTAAAAACGTATACATCTAACAAGCAGTTGGAGCAGTTTTTAAAATTCCTTCATAACCTAATTGAAATTGGAAAAATGATCTTCCTGAACCTATACCAACATATAAATTTTGACCGTTAACAGGATATAGAAAGTTTGAGTCCCAAAATAATACTGATCCAAGAGCTAATGTAGATGAAGGTGAATATACAGTACCACCTTCAGCAAAACCACTAGTTAAATCATCACAAGCTGCAGCTGTTGTGTCCCAGGGTTCGATTTGACCTGGAGTTCCTGATGTAAAAGTATCTACTAATAAAGTATGAGAATTTGCTGTTGGTTTAGAAATATCATTAGACATAATATTAACTGTTTCATCTTTATCAGTTGCATCTGTATCACAAAAACCTTGAACTGCTACATTACATAAGAAAAAATCTCCTGCATTAGCTGATGTTCCTGTTCCTGATCCATTTCCAAAATATGCTTTTGATGAATGAGGAGTAGTTGTATTTTGACCACTAAATGCTTTTGCTTCTTGAAAAGTACCTGCTGAATTAAATCTCATAATTACATCAGAATACCCACTTGCTGCAGGAGCAGATCCTGAATAACCTGATGATACAAAAGCATTCCATGCACAAGATCCTCCTACTATTGTTCCCCTTCCATGTGCTTCTTTTGCAGTAAAAGGAGTCATTTCTGTTCCATTTCCATCTGCTTGTGACTCTGCTGAAAGTAATGTTAGTTGAGGTGAAGTTCCATAAACAGCAGTACATTCACCTGAAAAATAACTTCCTCCAGAAGGTCCTCCAGCAATATTAGTATATGTATTGTCTCTTCCACTACTAGGTGTACATAAAGTTGATGTACCATTAGCAGAAGATCTTCCTGTAATAGTATCTCCACCCCCAGAATTAGTTCTTCCTACTTCTGCAGAATTTACTGAAAATACATGACCCCCTGTTGAAAACCAACCATACACAGGTCCTTCTAACGCCATTGGATATAAAGGCATACAATCATTAGATGGTGCTTGTCCTCTCCAAGCTAAAATAGGACCATCTGCTAAAATGTAATAATTTCCTGTTGTTGTAGTAGAATAAGAATTATCAGATCCTGCATTACCTGTTCCAGCAGATAATAAAGTTGCTGTATGAACACTAGTCATACTAGTTACATTACTTCCTCCTGTTGCAGTATACATTACTTGAACATTAACTGATCTAGAAGTGTCTAAATTTTGAAAATAAAAAACAACAGTAGATCTATCTCTTCTTGTAGCAAAAGCAAATCCAGCATACCCTGCGTATGTTCCTATTAATCCAGGATTACTAGTATTATAAAGAGTAAAAGGTTGAGTACAGTGTATTTGATCCCCTACACTAAGAGAGGCTAATGATGTAGTCCCCCCTCTAGATGTTATAGTAGCTACAGTTGTACCATTTTTACTAACTGTAGTAGTACCATCATTCATTGCCATTACATTATATGATGTTGCGTATGGTATAAACACAGTATTGCACCACTCACCTAAAGTAGATGTTCCTTTCATTGTTCTTTGAAACCCTGAATTATTTTCATTTAAATTACTCTGAAAAGGAAATAAATTTTTTAATTGATAATTTGATTCGGGATTTACTGTAGAATTTGAGTTTGGGAGAGATGCTTGAGCTCCTACTGTATTAAAAGTATTATTCAATGAAAAATTAGTAGTTTGAGAATAAAATGTAGTATTATCCCATAATTTAATTACATTATTCCACACATTTGATAAACTTACTGCCATAATAACCTATTTTTTCTTTAATTCATCAACTTCAGCTTTTAGTTCTTTAACAGCTTCAATTAGTACTGCTACTAATTTATCGTATTTAACTGCTTTATAACCATTACTTCTTGTTTCTACTAAATCTGGGAATACAGCTTCTATTTCTTGAGCTATAACACCTACGTCTGATCCTTCATTAGCATGTATGGCTTTATCTTTATTTGCTTCAAATTCTTTCCAATCAAAAGTAACACCATTTAATAAACTTACTTTATCCAAAGCATTAGGTATAGGTAATATATTAGTTTTTAATCTTCTATCTGATGAGTAAAATGCTATTACATCATTAGTTGCTCTAATTAATCCTGTTGTTGAAACACCCGTAGTACCTACTCCTAATCCTGCTGTAGTAATGTCAACATAATTTTCACCTACTTTAAGTGAACCCGCTCCTCCTAAACCTTTAATTACTGTATTAAAATCTTCATCTGCACTATTAAATGTAGCATCTTGTGTATTAAAGTTTATTTCATAATCCCCAGCAGCACTACCTATATTTATTTTATCAGTTGAAGCATTATATGTAAAATTAGCTTCTGCATTTAATACTCCTACACTCGCATCACCAGTAATTACTCTATTATCAGCATTGTTATTTATAGTTGCTGTTCCTGTTTTACCTTGAGTACCTTGAGTACCTTGTCTTCCTTGAGTACCCTGTAAACCTGTTTTACCAATTATACCTTGAGTACCCTGTAAGCCTGTTTTACCAATTATACCTTGAGTACCTTGAGTACCTTGTGTACCAATTGTTCCTTGTGAACCAATAGTACCTTGTGAACCAATAGTACCTTGTGAACCAATAGTACCCTGTCTTCCTTGTGTGCCTTGTAAACCTGTTGTACCTATAGTACCTTGTTTTCCTTGAGTACCTTGTCTTCCTTGAGTACCCTGTAAACCTGTTGTACCTATAGTACCTTGTGTTCCTTGTATACCTTGTGTACCAATTGTTCCTTGTGAACCAATAGTACCTTGTTTACCAATAGTACCTTGTGAACCAATAGTACCCTGTCTTCCTTGAGTACCCTGTCTTCCTTGAGTACCCTGTAAACCTGTTGTACCTATAGTACCTTGTTTTCCTTGAATACCCTGAGTACCTATAGTACCTTGTGAACCAATAGTACCTTGTGTACCAATTGTTCCTTGTGAACCTTGTCTACCTTGAGTACCCTGTAAACCTGTTGTACCAATTGTACCTTGTTTACCTTGAATACCTTGTGTACCAATTGTTCCTTGTGAACCAATAGTACCTTGTGTGCCAATTGTTCCTTGTGAACCAATAGTACCCTGTCTTCCTTGTGTGCCTTGTAAACCTGTTGTACCTATAGTACCTTGTTTTCCTTGAGTACCTTGTCTTCCTTGAGTACCCTGTAAACCTGTTGTACCTATAGTACCTTGTGTTCCTTGTATACCTTGTGTACCAATTGTTCCTTGTGAACCAATAGTACCTTGTGTGCCAATTGTTCCTTGTGAACCAATAGTACCCTGTCTTCCTTGTGTGCCTTGTAAACCTGTTGTACCTATAGTACCTTGTT